CGTAGAACGTGTCCTCGCCGACCATGTTGGTCACGGCCAGCATGACCAGCGCCGACTTGGTGTCGCGCGTCCAGGCCTGGCCACCCTCGAAGGTGGTCGTCGGACCGGTCGTGGTGACCGGGCCGGTCGCTCGCGCTCGCGTACCGGGCTTGTTGAACTTCGACATCTTATGATCCCTTGTTCGATATGTACTTGAGTCGATGCCATTCAGCTTGACATGGCGCGCAGTACCGGCCGACATGAACACCCTTAACGATCTGCGCGGTGTACGGACCTCCGCATTTCGGGCACTGTGTCTTGCGTGCGTTCCGTGCCGACGGACAGTTGCCCCGAGCCATGTTGATCGGTTGCAGAACCAGCTCAAAATGATCTGGGTTGACGCACGGATGATTCCGGCACTGGTGATCTACCTGAAGATCATCGGGTATGGGCCCAACCAAGTACTCCCATGCCCATCGGTGAGCGAGTACGGTTCCCTGCCCTTGACCAAGATTGAAGACCCCGTAGTTACTGTCCTTGATCACTGCGCTAGTCCACTCCCAGCAGACACCATGAGAATCGACATGGGAGAAGAATCGATCTTCGATCGAGGCAGCTCTGGTCATGGAAATGGCCTCCATCCGGGTAGAGAGGGAGGCCACGTCCATCAGCGGACGCTATGGCCTCCCGAGATCAAGAGTGGCTGTTACGGGGGGTTTCTTTCGGAGAGAAGTACCCGTGGTCGCCTTCGCAACGGGAGGTTGCGTCTTAAGTTGTTGATCATCCCGAGATCATGCTGACTGCGATGCCGGATCTATGCCATTCCACCCCTGAGAAGGGTGCTGCGGGATCGAACCGAAGTAACCGACGGTGCTTCGCAACGGGATGAAGTTGTTGTGTCCGCTCCGAGATCAAACCGCTGATCGGATACGTACGCGCTCTTCTGATTGAGCTACCGACGATCAGATCGCCGACCGGGACTCGCACCCGGAACCTCGTCCTCCAAATGGAAGTAACGATCAACTTCGCAACGGAGCGGAAGCTTTACGACGTGGTCCACCGTAGTCGGCCGGTCGGGCAAGCGCAATGCTTAAATCGATTCGATCATCGTACCGGGTTGTTGCCGTTCAAGATCGACGGGTCGTATGCGGCCGGAGCGATCACGAGCGACGACATCTTGCCCACGTTCTCAGCGAACTGCTGGAGCCAGGTCTCGGCATCAGCCTTCGAGAGCACTGCGGTCACAGTCGTGTTCGGAACCCGCAGCGTCAAGATCAGCACATCGCCACCGGGTGTCTTCTTGACGTTGGTCGAGAACCACGCGGGCGTACCGCCGATCGCGGGGTGTCCTTCGTCGAACGGAGTCGTCACGGGAACCTCTTCCCACTGAGCGCCCACCGGAGGTAGACGGTGAACCACCGGCCGAATCGAGTGTCCGACGGCCGGGGCGGAACTTTGATCATTTCTTTCTCCGGATCATCTTGACCACGCCAATGCCGATCACAAGTGATCCGACGGCGACGACTGCCGCACCCCAGTTCACCGGTTCCTCCGGTTGTACCAGCGAGCGATTCCGAGACCAGCCAGAAGCACGACGGCCCACACCACAGCGAAGATGAACCAGTTACCGATCATGCTTGCCTCACATCGGATTGTTTCTGTGGAAGTACCAGATCAGAGCCACGTACCCAATGGCCAGTCCGGCGACTACTCCGCAGCCGATGCCCACGGCCAGCCAGATCACCGACATACCGATCATGCCCAGTCTCTCGACGCGAGCAGCGCACCGACCGCCCACACAGCCAGGCCTGACAGGACCGGGGCCGGGATCCCGATCGTGATGTCGGCCGTCGCCGTCACGAGGCCTGCCACCCAGCCGCTCGCACACCACGGGCAGGTGATCAGTTCGGCCAGCCAGTCAGGCGACCACTTCACGCGGGTGATGTAACGGTTGATCACGCCCTTGATATCCGTCACTTTGCCTAGCTTGTCCTCGTGAAGATGATCACGCTCCGTCGCGGTGATCGGCCGCCAGCCTCCGGCCAGACGATCACGTAGCCAGAGCACGGGCGGAAGTGTGTCCTTGACCACCAACCGCGTCAGGCGGTAGGTGGCCAAGGACATCACGATCAGCAGGAGCCAGGTGCTCACGCCACGAGCTTCCCGGACGGGGAGGCTTCGGCCCCGACGGGGGCGGTCGCCTGGGTGTGGACGAAGAAGCCGAGGATCACGGTGATCAGGCCTACGACGTACGCCTGCTTGTCGGCAGGCCACTCCAGGCCGAACGCCGCGAACAGCGAGAACAGCGCGGTGGTGACACCGGTGACGAGAGCGATGATGCCGTCGTGCAGGGCGATGGCGGCCGCCACTGCGAACACGAACACGACACCGGCGGTGATCCCGCCCTGCCAGTGGCTGCTGACGTTGAGACCGAACGAGGTGAGTACTCCGATCACGGCGGCGATGAGGGCCAGCCATGCGGCCAACTCCCGGCCGAAGATCTTGACCATGGTCAATCCTTTGCTTGGGTGGAATTCCAACCGGATGGTAGCACCGGATCGATCAATTCCTGTCCGGCACGATCTGACGTCGAGCAGCATTGGTGCCCATGCTCGCGCTCCCGGCCGATCCGGTGTGCGCAAGCCTAAGATGCCAGGCCGTCCAGACCTCCGCGTCGAGGCGGTCAGGTGACCAATCGAGATCTTCGTGCCAGGTGCACTCCTGATCTTCAAGGTCGGAGAAGACACCGGCGTGATGCCAGCGCCCCTGAGCGGTGAGTGCGCTCACCGGCTCTGCCCTGACCTTCTTGCCTCGGGTCGCGACGGTGACCTTGATCGGGATGTTGACCCCAAGCAACTCAGCCGCGCTCCGGATGGTCGCGATGGCCATGTCCCGGCCATAGTTCTGCTCGACCACGATGTCATCGGCTGCCCAGTCGACAGCTGCCCGGACTGCCCGCTTACCCCATCCCTCAGGCTTGAGGTGACAGGTCCGGTCGTCGAGGACGAAGCCATGCAAGAGTGCCTTGGCTCCCTCTGCTGCTCCCGGGGGAGTCCACAAGGCTTTACCGGCCACCACGATCCCCTGCTCACCCACACCACCACTCGGGTCGACACCGACTGTGATCTTTCGCAGGTCGGGAACCTCGTCGGGGTTGATCCTGGCGGCCTCGATCTGCTCGCGGGTGAACAGAGCGTTTTCGTCCTGATCGACGATCCGGCCAAAGATCTCCTGTGCACCCAGTGATGTGCCGTCGTAGGTCTCCAGCAGAGACTCAAGCACTTCCCCGATGATGTGGGGGTTGTCGTGGGAGGTGGCGTGGGTGACGACTGTGTTCCGGACCCGGCCCTCTTGGAGCTTCCGGATCAGTGCCCTTGGCCGGGGAGTGGTCGACCCGATCCATCGTGGCCGGGGACCGATGCGGAGACCGAAGCGCATCTGCGCGTATGCATCGTCCAGATAGCGCCAGGCGGCGATCTCATCGCCCCACACGAAGCAGTTGTTACCACCGGCGCGGAGGCGGTCGGTGTCTTCCATCGAGTGAGCACCGAAGATCTTCGCCTCGGATCCGTTCGGCCACTTCACGATCGTGCCACCGGCGCGGTTCACCATCACTGCTCGCGGATCGTGTGCTCGGATGCCTGACGGCCCCTCGTAGCAGGCGCGAACGGCGTCACCCAGAGTCGGGCCGATGATGCCCATCCAGTGAGGGATAGGGCCAGGCATGCAGGGGGGTCCGTTCACGTGCTGAACCATCGCGTGAGCACAGGCGTCGGTCTTGCCAGCGAATCGACCGGCCATGAGCAGCCAGCCGTACCAGTCACCCGGCGGAGGGATCTGGTGAGGCAGTGGCTTCCAGCCCTCTGCCTCCCGGCGGGCCAGGGCGGCAAGATCCCTGAGCCGGGTGACTGATCGTGCTGCCGTGGTGGTTGTGATCACCTGGTCAGTGTTGCACCAGGAATCGTGATCACTTGCCCGGGGAAAATCCAGTGGGCGTCCTTGATCTTCTCAAGGTTGGCGTTGAAGATCGCTGGCCACCCGCCCTGGACTCCGTACAGATGAGCGATGTGGTACAGAGTGTCACCGGGGATCACGGTGTGCGTGATCGTCTTGCCAGTCACCGAACTGTCGGCGGACTTCGGCACCGCTTGGGGTGCCTTCTCGACCTGAGGAGTTGCCTTGGGAGCAACCTGCTTATGCGTCACGGTGTCAGCACCGTGAGGCCTCACCACAGCCGTGAAGTGGGACGCGTACCAGCCGGAGCGCCACGGAGCGATGCGGACGTTCGCGCCGGGCCTCGGAGCTTCGATGATCTTCCCGCCACCGATGTAGATCGCGACGTGGAGACCGCCCCTGTAGATCACCAGATCGCCGACTCTGACGTTGCTCGGACTGACGTGGGCCAGACCATGCCACTGGGCATGAGCGGTCCGGGGGATCGAGACACCGGCGTGCCGCCACGCTGTAGACGTAAGGCCGGAGCAGTCGTAAGCGTTGGGCCCGGTTGCTCCGAAGACGTAGGGCTTGCCCAGCTGAGCCTTCGCGAAGCTCACCGCTCGGGCGGCGGCAGACGTCACCGTTGTGGTCGTCTTGATCGTCTTGGCCGGTGCCGCCTTGACGGTAACTCTCAGCTTGGGGGCCGGGCCAGACCGGGACAGCCCTGCCTTGATCGAACAGACCGGCCAAGCCCCTGGACCCTGACCCTTGAGCACCTTCTCGGCGATCTTGATCTGCTGGCTCTTCGTGGCCAGATCTGCTCGCGATGCGTAAGACTTCCCGCCGTACGCCGCCCACGTGCCGGTCGTGAACTGCAACCCGCCGTAGAAGCCGTTCCCGGTGTTGATGTGCCAGTTGCCGCCGGACTCACAGGCGGCCACCTTGTCCCAGGTGGACACCGACGCTGCTCCGGAGTGCCCGGCCGTTGCGAGCACGGTCACACCGGCCAGACCTGCGGTACCGACAGCGGCAACTACCTTGCGTTGCTTGGCCTTTCGACGCTTGCCCATGGCAAGATCTTTCCTTGCGTTAGCTGCCCCCAGCCGACACGAGTCTAGACCTTGTCAAGTAGTTGATTCGGTCGGTCAGAGAACCTGGAGCAGAAGCCAGATCACGAAAATGACGATCACGGCGTACACGGCGAACCTGAGCACAGTCACCACCTCTTCCTTGAATTGGTCAGTCCAGCCACTCGGGGTGTTCGAGAGTCCAGCTCACAGTCTTCTTCAGACTGTCGCGCATCCTTACCGGCGGGTGCCAGCCGATGCGGGAGATCTTGCTGCCGTCGAGGGCATAGCGGTGATCGTGACCCGGCCGGGACGAGTGAAAGTCGACCTTCTTCATGACCGGTCGCTTCCCCATGAAGTCGGCGATCATCTTGACCAACTTCGCGTTGTCGATCTCCTGCTCGCCGACGATGTTGAACCTGCTCGGCCGGGCGGATCCGTCCGAGTACGCATGAAGATCCCAGGAGTGACCCTCCTGGTCGATCAACCAGAGCCAGGCGTCGGCCAGGTTGCGAGCGTGCAAGTAGAAGCGACTCCCCGGAGTTCCGGAGGCGTCGGTGTGAACAGTGATCGGCTTCCCGTCCCTCAGGTTCTTGATGATCATGGGGACGAACTTCTCGGGATCCTGCATCTCACCGAAGATGTTCATGGTGTTGGTCAGCAGCACTGGCACCCCGTAGGTCCGCCAGTAGCTGATCGCGATGGCTTCCTGGGATGCCTTGCTCGCGCTGTAGGGGTTGGACGGCAGGATGACGTCCCATTCACGTGACGAGTAGTCGGCCGGGGCCGGGCCATAGACCTCGTCGGTGCTCATCTGCAAGAACATCCGTGGCTTGACCTCGCGGGCGTAGTCGAGCATGCCCGTCATGATGGCGACATTGTCGCGGATGAACTTCCCGGGCTCGGTGATGCTGCGGTCCACGTGACTCTCACTGGCCACGTTGAGGATGTAGTCGACGTCCCCGATCATGTTGGCGGTGACCGAGTCGACTCCGCTGCGGAGATCGCAGTGAATGACGTCGACTCTCTTCACCCAGTCCTCGTGATCACAGATGCTGGAGGCGATCCGGCCGGGGAGACCGTGATGGCGGAACGTCACCAGACAGACGACGTCCCAGCCGGTGTGATCGAGAATGTGACGCAGGACGTGAGCGCCCACGAAGCCGGAGGCTCCGGTCAGAAGTACTCGGGTCATCGGTGAATCCGCTCTCTTGGTTCTTACGGCAGTTCGGCTTCGTGGACGAGATGACGGGGGCCGGTGTGCGGTCCGTAGACGCACGTCTCCGACGTACACCACATCGTGCCTTCCGGTGGGGTGCCGTCGCAGTCTGGTGATCCACACTTGCATACGCCCAGACGCCTCCGGGCAGCCTCCGCCTTGATGGCCTCCGTGCGCTTGGCCAGCCGGATAGCCTCATCCATCTTGGCCTCCGCACAGACCTCCACGAAAAGCTTCTCGGACTCCCCCGGCTTGATCACGCCACCGGTCCTGTACTTCTCGCGGAACGACTTGACCGAGTGAAGCGGGCAGAGTTCGCGGTCCTCATCGCAGACGCACACCGGCTTCGACCCGGGCCGCCCGGTCTGGTTTCCGGTCTCGGCCTCCGCCTTCAGGCGGTCGGTCTCGCGCTCCAGCTCCGCAAGCTCCCACGACTTCTCGGTCGATGACTTGAACCTGGCGGACACCGACGTCTGGGCTGTCTTCCGCCCGAGCATGAACGCGATCATGACCGGCCCGAAGATCGGCCAGGCGATGAACATGAACCTCGCGGCAGACACTGCTTCGGTGTGACAGCGCTTCCGCTGGAGACGGAACGCCATCTCGCCCATCTCCGGCCTGATCCAGTCGGCCGTCGACTTCTCGTACTCATGCCGGTAGGTCTGACGGGCGACGGACAGTGAAGCCCCGAGCCAGACGACGAACGACGTCACCGCGTACACGAAGATCATGCGAAGGCTCCCGCGAACGACAGCTTGATCGAGTTGATCAGCCATTCCAGGGCTGCGCGCTCCGCAGCCTCGGGCGACCAGCCTCGGGAGATCATGTTGGCCTTCACGCCGTCGGCGGCGTCGAACACCGGAGTCATCAGCTCGGTCAGCATGAGCATGTTCTCTTGAATGCCACGATAGACATCATCGTCGCGCTCCATCAGTAGCCGCCCTCCGTTCCGTTGCTGTTCCGGAAGTGAGGGGCATCCCAGCTCAGGTACTCGTTGCTGTTGCGGGGCCTGACGAACGTCGTACGAGGATGAAGGGACGGAGGCGCGAAGCAGTACTTGCAGAGCCAGAACCGCCATCCCTTGTGCTTGTACTCGTGAGGAGCGCGCAAGATCCGTTCGGTCATGACAGCCCCTGATCATGCGCCCACAGGTCCGCGTATGTCTTCAGCGCACGATTGTTCACAGCCGGGCCGGGCGCGAACCAGTCCTTGATCTTGTCGTACATCTGCTGATCGGTGATCGGCAGCCGGGGAGCAGGGGAGACAGCCCAGACCGGGACAGTGATGTCACCCTCTTGACTGAGCAGCCAGACCATGTCTGCTTCGTGCACCCAGCAGGTACCGCTGATGCCCCACGTCAGTCCCCAGCTGTTGACCACGAGGAAGCGAGAGTTCTCCAGGTCATAGCCGGAGATCACCAGCTCGTGACCACCGGCCTCACCTGAGCGTGAGTCGACCAGCAGGAAGCCGTCGAGGTTGGTGTCGAACATCGACTCGTACCAAACGGTTCCCCACATGACGGGCCCCGACATCAGAGCAGTCTTCAGAGCGTCCAGGGTGAAGGCGTGCGAGTAGCCGGAGGCGAGCCCGAGACGCTGAAGAGCCTTCGCACAGGACAGACCGTCAGAGCCGGTGTCGTCCGGCGGATAGATCCCCGGGTAGCTGTCGACGCTCGTGACCACGGTGTAGAACGGGAGCGCGAACTCACTCTCGGACAGCAGATACTGACCTGCCCGGAAGACCCCGTAGCTCTTCATGGCACCGGCCACACTGATCTGAGCGAACATCAGTCCATCGCGGGCCTTGGAGTCGGTGCCCAGTACACCGGTCCCGGCGTTGGGTACACAGCTCCCGATCTGCCCCTGATCGAGTATCTGACTCCGCCTGGTCCAGAAGGTCGTCTTGATCGCTGACTTCGGCAGCACAGGGGCTGCGAACTCCAGAGAGCGTGAGTCATGTCTGACGTGACGCCCCAGACGGGGGTCGGTCGGTGTGTACCGGCGGGCGTAGACCGTCACTGTGATCCATCCTTTGATCGGTTCGGACCGATCCTACCCCTGGAAGCTCTGTGCGCCTCTCTACCGCGTCCGGATGCCGGGCGCAAGGGTCTGCATCACTCATAGGCCGGGAGTCTCACAGAGACACGAGCACGCAGCGGCTAGGGTCCTTCGCCGACGACCTCTGCGTCCACCACTTCGAGTCGTGCCGCTGCTGCTTCGAGAGCACGCATCCGGTCGGCCGGTGGGAGCTGAAGGGCTTCGGCTGCGGCCAGGATCGCCTCGGTCACGAGATTGGACTCAAGATCGGACCGCCGGTCGAGAGCGATCTCCAGCTTCTTGGAGGCGTCGGTGCCGTGGAGATTGGACCAGCGTTCCTCGATCCGCAGAAGCATGGCGAGAGCTGCCAGCGCCGGTCCGTTGTCACGGATGGGGATGTCGTTGTCGTCCTTGACGATCTTGCCGTTCTGGACGAGGTAGTGAGGCGCGACCATGATCGCGTAGGTTCGTTGACGCATCGCGTCGAGGCGGATGTCCTGAGCCTGGATCATCTGTTCGAGACCCTTTTGCACACCACGCTGGGCTTGCTTGAGAGCAGCCTCGACGTCTCGACGGGCGTGTGATCCGTCGTAGTACCCGAGCTGCTCCGCGATCTTGGTCCAGTTCAGACCAACGACGTGCTTGAGATGAATGGCCTGGTCACGGCGTCGCTCAATGGCAGCGTGATCAGCGCTGTCGCCTGGTGCACCCATCTGAGACATGGCGTAACTTCCTCTGGGGCGGTTCCAGATGGCTCGGCTATGTTCGGACCGATCCACTATACTTGAGTATGGCAGCAATCAAGACTCTCACCGTGCACAACCCGTGGGCCTGGGCGATCATCTTCGGTGGCAAGGATACCGAGAATCGCAGCTGGCCAACGCCCTATCGAGGGCGTCTGATCATTCATGCCGGACAGAAGACTGACCGTCCGGCGATCACCTGGCTCAACGATCACGGCATCGACGTCCCGGTCCGCGCTCTCGACAGAGGCGTGATCATCGGGATGGTCGATCTCGTCGACTGCGTTCAGGACTCGACAAGCATGTGGGCCGATCATGGAGCTTGGCACTGGGTCCTGAAGAACCCTGAGCCCGCTGACTTCATCGTCCCCACTCGCGGACAACTTGGTGTGTACCCGCCACCGGCCGACTGGAGGGATGCCTTCAGCAGCCGTCAGATCACATAGCGTCCGTCGACATGGCGCAGATTGCTGCGCCTCCAGTCATCGTCCCGGAACGACTCGCGTACGGTCTCCCCCTTGAAGATCACGCGGGTCGTTCCTTCATCTTCGCCGTAGGTACCGGGCTCATCCCACAGGGGCTCTTCACGGCCGGTGCGCTTCCCGGTCACGACCAGCTCACCCTCGACGAGCTTGGCCAAGGAAGCTGCCTGACGCAGAACGTGGTGGCCGGGGGGAGCAGCAAGCACCTTGAAGGCCAGCCACAATCCGGCTGCGGTATCCCCCAGATACACCGGCAGATAGCCCAGGTGATCACCCCAAGCACGTGCTTGAGCGATGGCATCGAAGCTCCGTCCGTCAAAGTCGTCGCGCAGTGACACCCAGGGCACACCGAGGCGATCAGCCTGCTCGGTCGGATCGACGCCCCACGACTGCCAGGTACTGAGCCTGATGTTGTCGATCACGGCATCGAAGACACCAGTCTCCAACTCGGTGATCGACTTGGCCGGTCGGGTGTAGACGACCTTCCCGAAGTTGATCCACTCCCACAGCTCGCCACCCCGGTTCAGGCCGAGCATCGGGTCAGGCGTCGTGCTCGTCCACTTCGCGACAACATGCCCCTGCTCCGCGAGGATCATCCCCGCGTAGGCGGGGGCGATGTACGAACCGATCTCCAGAATCCGCAGGCTCACGGTGTGCTCGTCTCTCTCGGTGGCCGGTACTCGAAGGCTCGGTTCCCCAGCGCCCGGGGACTGAGTGTCCGCTTGCGCAAGCTCTTGTCGGTCGAGCTGTTCTGGAGTCTCTTGCGGTGTACCACTTCCTGCCAGCGGGGACTGACGCTGTAGTAGCGCACCATCGCGGGGTGGGTCACCACGTTGTGGTAGCGGTAACCCTGCTCATACAGATGCTGGCCGAGCCAGTCGTCAAGACGCCCCCCGATGCCCAGACCTTGATAGTCGGGCAGCACGACCAGACGGTGCCCCATCTTGATGTTCTTCGTCCGTGCGTGGGGGAAGTGCAGATAGCTGGTGAACGCCACAGGCTCTTCACCGATCCAGGCTGTGAAGCACTGCGCACCCCGGTGGATCTCAGCACTCAGATAGTGATGGCGTGCAAACAGGGACCAGACGGAACGATCAGTCTTGTGGACCCTGACGTCGAGCCTGGGGTGGGGTTGAACCGACCTCCAGGCTGACGACTGAGCAGCGGTGTCGTACACCCAGTCGGGCTGTAGCCAGTCGACGACGTCGTAATGGCAGGTGACCGCGATCAGCTGACGATCGTCTCTGCGCACCGCCTTCTGGACAGCATGACTCGCGATCTTGGCGACTTGCCTGTCGACCGTGCTGGTGAACTCGTCCACGACCACGAGTCCAGCGGTCTCCGCCAGGGAGCGGGCCACAGAAGCACGGAAGGCCTCACCGGTCGACAGAGTCCGATAAGGGCGCATCCACGCCGGTGGGCTTCCGAGTCCGACGGCCGTCAGCAGACCGACCACGGCCTTGATCCCCAACTCGGCCGGAAAGTCGTCGATCAGTGCTCCGTCATCCGCCCACTGATGATCACCTACGGTCTCATCCGGCCAGAACGATCTAGCGAGCGTCGACTTGCCGGAGCCTGACGGACCGACGATCAGGCCCACGTTCCAGGGCTTGTCCTCGACAGGGAGATCGACATCCCATGCGTTCACCAGCTTCTCGGCCAGCGGGACGTCGAACATCGAAGCCATCTGGAGCACACGGGCAGTCTTGTGAACCTCGCTCGACACCTCGATGTGAGCCTTCATGATCAGCCCTTCCTGGGTGGTGTGTACTCGAACGCCCGTGTGTTGAGCGTTCTGACGTCCACGAACTTCCGAATGGTGGTCACGTTGGCGACCGACCCGGAGCCATGCCAGCGGACAGCGTTGGAGCGCACTCTCTTGTCCTCACGCCAGCGAGGTGATCGTGAACAGTAGGCGATCACAGCCGGATGGGCGATCACTCTCCGGTAGCGGAACCCCTGATCGTAGAGGGACTGTCCGATGTACTCGGCCAGATGACCCGAGATCCCCAAGCCCTGATAGTCGGGAAGCACCACGGTCCGATGGCCGATCTTGATGTTCTTCGCGTACGGATGAGGCATGTGGATGTAAGCGCTGAAGGCCACGAGGTCTTCACCGATGAAGCCCCCGAAGCACTGCGCACTGCTGTTGATCGAGGCACTCAGGTAGTGATGACGGGCGAACATCACCCAGACGCTGCGCTCAACGCGATGCACAGCCAGAGTAATGGCGGGGTGATCGCGCACGGTGCGCCAGGTGAAGGCAGCGGTCACAACATCATTGCCTTCACGTCGTGGCCCTTGTCGGCCAGCTCCGTGAGCAGCTCGACCTGTGAGGCCTCGTCCTGGCAGGTGACGATCACACCCCACACCCGCATGACGTCGTCGGTGTCGGCGTCCCCGGGCTCAGGCATCTTCTCGACGTGGTCGGTGCCCAGCTCGGTGAACTCCTCGAAGGTGTAGCCGGTGCCCGTCAGATCGTCGAGTTCAGCGAGCAGCGCAGCAGTGAGCTGATCGTCACGATGGCTGAACTCGGGGATCCGGTTGTCGGCGATGTTCACTCGCAGAGCGGTCGCGTCGTCGCAGGTGTACACCTCGCAGCGAGGCCTGCCGGTCCACCCCTGATGGCATACACCACACGGCGTCTGCTCGCTGTCGTACTCACACTTGCCTGTGCCGTGTTCTGCCAGTGCGGCCATGGTGTGGTTCCCGGCCAACACGACGTTGCCGTGTTCGGTGTGCCTCACGATCAGGCTGCGGTACTGACCGTTGGCGCGCAGAGACTCCAGGATCTTGGGCACGTCCCCGACGTTCGCGTTCCCCGGGAAGGGGGAGAGCTGATCGAGGGCGATGGCCTTCGTGGTCACGTACTTGATCACTGACTCTCCTCGTTCACGCGGTGTGTGGTCATCCACGGGCTCAGGCTGATCGACACGCTGTCGTGCCCGGCCGAGCCGATCACCATCTCACGAGCAGGGCAGTCGGGGCACACGCGCTCGAAGTAGACCATCGGCTCAGTCTTCACACGGCGGATCATGCCATACCCCGGGCCCTTGATCTTCCGCTCGTATCGGACACCACCCGCCGTGGTGTGCTGGGTGGTCACTGCGTCAGGGTGCATGCACACCGTGACCACACCAGCGCCTGCCTGCATGGTGTACCCGGTCCGAGTGCGGACTACGGGGGAGGGATGCGGGGGCGTCCTGGGCCATCTGGTCATGATCGCGCTCCCTCGAACCTGGCGTGCCTGGCTGTACTCAACGCCTGATCATAGATCTCCCCGAGATCTTCGGGCCTGGAGTCCTGGTCACGGAAGATCAGCCTAATGATCGCCTCGTCCGGAGCGATCATCTCCCACTGACGCTCAGCAGTGTCGAACCACCATGCCGTCCCACCCCCGCTGCGCATCGGAAGATCACCGCTGAAGATCACCAGTGGACCCTCGTAGAGGTTGATCTCCGTGGCTACCGTGAACTCGCGAGCATCAGGCACCGGCCCTTTCACCTCGACCCAGAAGGCGACGTCATAGCCTCCGAAGATCCGGAAGTCAGGCAGGTAGCGGCCACTGGGGAGATCGAACAGCTGAGGCTCGAACTCGAAGGGAAGACCGAGAGCAGCGAACACGATCGCCCATCTGGCCTCAAGCCTGGACCGATAGGTGACTCCGTCGTACACCGTCTTGATCGACGACTTGGCAGTCACCAGACACCGTCCTTCTTGAAGTGATCACCCTTGTACCTGGTCATGGAGTCTCCCCCGGGCTCTTCACTCAGATCCTGAAGACTCCCCCATCTCTCGTCGTCGTCTTCACTGGCCGGGCCATTCATGATCATCGAGCGCAGCAACTCGGCCGGTGCGCTCCCATAGATCACCGAAGGGTCCACCTGCTGAAGTCTGTTCATCGCCTCGCGGTAAGTCTCCTGCGGGCGCGGTTGCAGATCATCGACCACCGGCCGAGATCCCTCCCGGAGACGTGCGTGGTACTGCTCAGCGTCGAGTTCGAGTAGCGCCCGGCGATCACGCCTCTCGGTGATCTCCTGGATACGCCGGTAGGTCTCGATGAACGCCTGAGGGACCTCGTGCATCACCAAAGGGATCGGCCGGAAGTGCTTCTCCCTGGACTCCTCGATCATCTGCATCGTCTCCGGCCTGATGTGCTCCCGGGCGGTCGCGATCATCCGGTTCAGAGACTCGGTCAGCGTCTGCTCTGTGTGGACCTCCGCAGTCTCGCGCATCTGGATACTCACCACCTGGTCAGTGATCGACATCTCGTTGCCGTCCGCGTCCGTCCACCGCCAGATGTAGGGCCCGGGGACACGGGCCTCCCGCTCGGTGGCCGGGAGACTGCGGGCGACGGCATCGACGTCCACCGGCGGGATTGCGGGCTTTTCGTCACTGGTCATATCTGCTTCATCTCACTTGGTTCGACGCCATAACGCCGGAGCAGTTCCTGGGCTCGCTTGCGGTCATTGTCCGGAATGCCGTCAATAACGATCTCAACCAATTCAAGAGCGTCTTCCTCGCCTCTCTCCCAAGCGAGCAGCACCCTGAACATGTTGGGGTGAATGACGGCCAGGCACATCCCGGACGGGCCACAGGTGGATCCGTCCCCCTGGCACTGGGGGAATCCGTCGTTGTCGGTGGCGCACGCGAATTGAGTCATCGCTGATCCTCCAAATCCCAGACGGAGACGAGAAGCTCCATCCAGACGTCATCTCCCTCGCCGTACTTGGACGTGATCAACTCCTGGATTTCGGTGATCACCTCGTCGGCCCTCGACAGCGTCGGGATCCCGTAGATCTTGATCTTCACCTCTGCGTCATACACATGATCAGCCTTGGCCGGGGTCGGCGAAAGTTGATCTGTTTGGGGGTCGGGTCGCTCTCCCGAACCCTCGACCCGTCCCCGGGTCTCGTTCTGATCCATGATCATTCTCCTCGTTTCCTTGATCCACTTCGTCCGGGCAGTTTGGGCAATCCGGGCAGGTTTCCCCTACTACTCCCTACTCGCCCCTCTACACCCCTTATTGATCTTCATTACCCTCGCGCGAGGCATAGTAAGGGATAACTGCCCGTTCTGCCCAGAACTGCCCGCTCATCCGTCGCCCTCCGACTGCCCGATGATGTTGTAACCTCGGGTCCTCGACTCCCCCACTCTGACCTCCAGTACTCCGTTCACGCTGGTCAGACGATCGTAGAACTTGTTCCGGCCGAGCTTTGCGCCCCCGGCCTCCTTCGCCCAGGACAGGAAAAGCGCATACAGGATCGTCCGGGCAGTTCCGTGCGGGCAGTTTTCGACCGGACAGGGCACGGGCAGTATCTGCCCGCCAGAACAGCCCAGAACGATCATGGTTTCGCCCAGCCACTGACGTACTCGATCACTCCGGATCTCGAACTCCTGCTGAACCTCAGGGGCTGTCGTCACGTATGAGCCTCGCTCCGTGTGCCTCTGCCAGGCCTTGACCCAGCGCACCAGGATGCCGGGAAGCTCATCCCTGATGATCTGCTCCTCGATCTCGGGGCGCTCCCGGTCCTTGAAGGACAGACTGAAAGCGAAAGGCTTGATTCTCTTGACGTACGCCTCCGAGTTCTCGCCGACCGACGGAAGCTCATTGGCACTGAACATGAACAGTGCCCTGGAATGGAAGTTGAATGTCTTCCCGTGCTTGCGGTCCGCAGTGAATGAGTCATCACCCGTGAGCTGTTTGAAGAGAGCGATGTCCTCCAGGTGACTGGAGGAGATGTCAGCGGCAGCGTTCAGGATCTTGCCGTAGATGTTGGCCGTCATGAACCTGTTTCCGATGATCTGGGTCAAGGTGACAGCACTCGTGTTCTCGGGGGCACCCGCGATCTTCTCCGCTATGCGGATGAAGGTCGACTTGCCCGAGGACGGAGGCCCGAACAGAAACAGATGCTTGAGGGGACTCCGGCTCGGGTCGAGCATCATCGAGACGCTCTCCTCAAGATCATCGATCTGGGACGGGCAGACACTCGCGAGCCAGTGCTCGTACTGGGGTGCCTTCGCGTTGGGATCCCAGTCCACGGGTAGCTGCTGGCTGCTCATGAATCCGGGGTCATGATCGAACAGCTCACCGGTGCGGAGATCGAGCATCCCGTTCCGCAGGTTCAGGATGGGCTCCGTCGTCCGGTCCGGAAGGTACCGGTTCTCGCGGAAGAGCCTTGCCTTCATGAACTCCTCGACCGTCGAGACATGAGCCTCCCGGAACCTGTTGCCGAGACGATCGGCGACGGCAGCACTGAGCGCGAGTGAGTTCCGCCGGTAAACGCCCTCCGAGTAGAGAGCGACCCTCTCCTCGGGGGTGAGAGCAGCTGGGTACTCTCTCAGGACGTCTTCAGCGAGATCCTGAGCGAGCAGTCCACCGACCCCGAAGAAACTCGCCGGTGATCCGGTCGGCCCGGGATCGACCACCCTGTAGGGGTCAGCAGTCCCGTCGTCCAGGGCCCTGCGGATCGTGTAGGAGGCCTGCGGGTGCGGGTGGTCCCAGGAGGCGACCGCAGACAGCAGACGCTGTTCTACGTCTGCTCGGTCCACCCAGCCGTGAGGGATGTACTGCCCGATCATGTAGGCGTTGTCGTTGATCCGCTGGTTGCCCTGACCGTCGGGGGCGTCGACCACAGACTGGATCTTGTCGGAAACAGACCGGGCGACCCAGTTAGGCGCGGGCGACGGAGTGATCACAGTCGCGGGGGCAGGATCAGGATCATGGGGGCCTTCGAGTGGCTCCATGATGCCCAGCTGGAGCATCAGATCGATCATCCAACCAGGAGGGTCGACGGCCTTCACATCGTTCTCGATCATGTACGGTCCACGCCCCGAAATCGACGGCGGAGCCACCACCATCCCGCCATCGCCGCGCATGTCGATGTCCGGGTAGTGATCCCCGAAGATCTTCGTTCCGCTCTTGACCCGGTATCCGTCGGGCTGCCTGTAGTAGTACTGGGAGCCTCCACCCCCGGTCTGGACCGTGAAGGTCGGGGTGAACTGCCCGTACTCCTCCTCCAGGTTCATCTTGGACTCGACGCCCTGCTTGTAGTCGCCGTTGGTCCTGATCCCCTCGTCCACGTCGATCACGAAGATCCCGGAGACCGCTCCGGTCGCGATGCCGACGTTCGCCAGTGGGTGCTCGCCCCAGATCCTGATGATCTGATCGGTGTCGGAGGTCGCCTGATCCGGCCAGTTGTTCTGGCTCGGGTGCTTCCCGGCCGACACACAGGGGGCAGCTCCACCGTGCAGGCACGTGCACCTGCCGTGCTCGTTCACCCAGTGGACAGGCAGGACGAGCCATCCGCGTTCCGCGTACCCGAGGGCAGCGTGCGCGCGCGGGAATTCATGTGCGAAGGCAGCCTCGTCCTCGTCTGCGTACATCATGACGTGCCTTCCGGCCGGGTCTAGCGGTTCGCCGAGAGTACTACCGGAACTGGCGTGATCAGGATGGTCACCTCGTCAGGGTTGATCCTGACCCTTCCGAGGCCGTCGACATGCTTCGTCAACCTCCCGTCCGAGAACATGTGATCAATGGTCCTCATCGAGCATCCGATCAGCGCGCACGCCTGCTTGCGTGTGATCCACTCAGTCGATTCATTCATGACTCCATCGTACGCCATCCTTCGTCTGACTACCACTCCGTGCGCGACCGGTGTATGGTGGGACCAGTACAAAGATCCGGCGGGTCAGACTGATCGTGATACCCAGGGACAATTCACCCGCCGGACCCCTCTACAGAGGAGAGACACGATGGATCTTCACCGCATCGTCCGGAAGATCGCAGACGGCCACCCCGAGATCGCTGACCCCGGTGACCTGGCATCTCTCGTCTTCGATGAGATCTGTCCCGATGACTACGCCGTCGTAATCCGGATCATGCTCCGCAGCTACGTGCGAGACGTGATCAGGCACGACCGGGCCGATTACGCCTCCGACTCCGCACTGGTCCCCGACGCCGTCCTGGTTGGCGGACCAGCCCCGTTCCGTCCCTCGGTGAAGGTCGCCGGGATCCGGAACGAGTGGCGTCGACAGATGGGTCACCGGATCCACATCGGCGGCAACGAGTGGAAGCTCTTGCGCTACTGCTCGTATGAAGATCTGATGGCCGCCGCCAGTGAGCGTCGTCGCCTCGCTGCCGAGAACACCGCGAGCGCCCGCCGGTACGAGAAGCTGGCGCAGGCGCTGAAGGACCATGATGCCGCGACGATGGCCAACCTGGGGGACGACGTCCTGCGGGAGCTGCTCTCCTGAACTTTCGGCCGGGCCAGAGCTTCTCCGATACCCAAGCATGCGACGCCCGGCCGGAACAAGATTCACCGGCCGACCAAAGTAGCAACGATCTCCACTTGACTCTCGTCGGCCGGTCATAACTCAACATCGAGATTTCCGGCCGGGCCAAGCCAGACGCCGTACCCAAAGGTTAATCGCTTGGCCGGAGCAAGATCACCGCAGTGACCATCAAGCTGACGACGACCATCGGCCCGTCGTCGCTGCGGTACAAACTTCCCGATGATCCATCCCTGTTGCGGTACCCATGCCGCCCACGATCACCGGGAGACAGACGTCCGGCCGGGGCCAACGCACTCACGACACCCAATGAAGGATCGCCCGGCCAGACCTACCCAAGAAAGATCAACTCATGAACCTTCACGATCCGATGCTCGGCCTCATGGCCGACATTCTCGACGATCTCGAAGACACCCGCATCGCGAACGAGAACCGCCTGCGGCAGCTCACCCGGACAGGCGAAGACTCCGACGGCAACGAACGAGGCTTCGGCCTCACCGAGGGGCATCCCGACGTCGCCCGGACCGCAGCGCTGGTGGACATGCTCGGGAAGCTGGAGCATGACGCCACCCTGAATCTTCAGCGTGCCATGCGTGCCCACCCTCTCGGCCACTGGGTCAAGGCACAGCGCGGGATAGGGGAGAAGCAGGCCGCGCGACTGCTGGCCGCGATCCGGGACCCGTACTGGAACGACTTGCATGACCGCCCGCGCACAGTGTCCGAACTCTGGGCCTTCAGCGGTTACCACACACTCCCGATCAGCGGCCATACGCCCAGTGATACCCACGACGTCACTGCCGCTGATCGGGGCACAACTGACCACCCGGGCCAATCTGGTTGCGATGCCCAAAGCACGTCCGCCTGGGTGGCCGCCAAGCGGCGGAAGGGTCAAAAGGCCAACTGGTCGAGTGACGCGAAGATGAGGGCGTACCTGATCAGCGAGTCCGTCGTGAAGTCGGGAGGCCCCTGGCGTGAGGTGTACGACAAGCGGAAGGCGGCGACCGAGGGTCGCACTCACGCTGTGCCTTGCGTACGCTGCGGACCGTCCGGGAAGCCCGCGCTTCCGGGCTCCGAGTGGAGCAAGGGTCACCGGCACGCGGACGCCCTGCGGATCACCTCGAAGGAGATCTTGAAGGGTCTGTGGGTCGAGGCCCGACGACTGCACGAATCATGATCTTCCGGCCGGGCCAGGACAGAATCTATGCCCATTGATCACCCGTCCGGCCGGAGCACAGTCACAACTCAACATCACTTCCGGTCGGGCCAGCCAACGTCTGATGACCATCGAGTTCGCGCTCGGCCGGATCACATCATCAAAACGAGGAGAAAGATCATGTCTGACAAGATCACCTACTGGTCTCTGATCACCGCTCTGTTGGTCGTCCACGATCGTCCCGAGGGCTTCACCTCGTCGGAGATCGACGCCGCTCTGGCCGGTCGCCTCGGTCAGGGATCGTGGCGTCGGCTGAGCGACCTCAAGAAGGACAAGCTGATCGACGTCGTGGTCAAGGACGGCGAGCAGGTCAAGCGGGTCGGAGAGGGTGGCGTCCGTCAGCGGGCCTACCGGATCACCGACGCGGGCCGGAGCTGGTTCGATGTGATGAGTGATGACTGGTCATGATCGACCGTTTGCTGGCTCTCGTTCTCTCGCGTATGGCCCGCCGTGGCCGGACAGTAGGGGTTCACAGCTACACCGGCCGAGTGCCTGGCGGCTTCTACGTCAAGCAAGATCAGAAGATCGTCCGAAGCTTCGCCTGGGACGGCAAGTCATATCGGAGGGAACGCCGTGGCTAAGACCCATCGGATCAACACCTTCACCGGCATTTCGGCCTGCTTCGCTGAATGCGAGGACTGCGGCTGGAGCCTGGAGGCCAAGAACGCTCTGGGCAACGCCGCCATCCATGCCGACAAGAACCCCACTCACACCGTGCACGTCGAGCAAGTGCTTGGCGTGACCTACAACCGAAAGATGAAGGCTCATGAGTAACTGGCAGGCAACCCTCGCGGCCGTCCACGCTCGCGGCCCCCGCTGCGAGGGAAGGCTCTCCGAGGACTGCACCGGCTGGACGTATCTGCCGATGCTGCTGACTCTCCCGAGTGGCATCAAGCGGCTGTGCACGGAGTGCGCGGTCAAGTCCGTCAGGACGTCCCCGCACTCGGTCTGGATCACCCGGAAGACGGCGGGCCGTGTTTGAAATTAGTCGATTCCGGGCGGCGTACGAAAGCTCGTGTGACGCGGAGATCAGCCCGACGTGCTCGGGCGACATTCTCGAAGGCGACGAGGCCGGGTACGTGAACGGAGATCTCGCCTGCGAGGACTGTGTCACTCATGCTGCCGAGCAGAACGAGGACTCGGTTTTGAACGTCTGGGCCCGGAAGATCGGAAAGAAGAAGTCATGATCCGGATAGCGTTCGCGGCAGTCGTCGCGATCACCGGCAAGCCCTGCAAGGACGGCCGGACACTGGTCACCCCCGAGGGGTTCGTCTGCCCGTCCCGGCCCTACCCCCTGCCGGTCTACGGCAGGGGAAGCAACGGCAGAGCGGTCGCCGTCGGCCACATCGAGACAGCGTCGATCGTGGACCACCGGGTGATCGTGTTCGGACATCTGTTCAACACCCTGGAAGCGGTCCCCTTCACTCACCGGCTCGAAGCCGGTACCGCCTGGCTGGAGATCGACGTCGATCAATGGCTCGCCGAAACCGCTGAAGTTGAGTGGATGCTGGCCGCTGCCTTCGTCGGCGACAAACCGGCCTGGGATCTCCCGCCCGTACAGATCGAGGAGCTGAGTCACTGATGATCTTCGTTACCCACATCAAGTTCCCGCAAGGCACCCCGTTCCGGACGAGGGTCCGCATCCTCCGGGGAGCCTGGAAGTTCGCCCGTGCCTACAACAAAGCCACCCCCGAGAAACGAGAGCAGGTCTTCACCTACCTGGACGCGAAGGACGGGGTCACCGTGACCAGAGAAGAGTTCGATAACTGATGACCACCCTGAACCGAGACATCGCTCTGTCCAACCTGGCCAAGGGCTGCGAGACCATGAACGAGCTGAATCACAAGATCGATCCGCTGGCCGTCCAGGTCACCGCCGAAGCGGCCAAGGCACAGGCGATGCTCACCGCAGCACTCGTCTCCGCCGTCCTTGACCTCGCCGACGCTATACGGGAAGGGACCGGATCATGAGCAAGTCGACCGAGGCCTGCGTCTTGGAGGCAGTGATCGAGGACAACGATCACGACGCCGAGTTGATGTTGACCGGCCGCTTCCTCGACGGAGAGCTGATCGAGTTCGCTGATCAACTCGGCCGGACACTGGACCTCGTCAACGAAGAGGCACGCCGGAGGGGGCTGACCAGGACATGAGCCTCGACGACATTGAAACTCTCCATCTGATCGAGAACACCGAGGACGCGATGGATTGCCTCACCTGGCTGTCCACCAAGGAAAAAATCGGGATCGACACTGAAGGCACCGGCCTGAAGCCCGAGACCGACCGCGTCAGGCTGGTCCAGATCGGCGACCAGCGTCAGGGGTGGGCGATCCCATTCGAGCGCAATTCGATGTTGGTACACGACATCGTGAAGCGTTTCGAGGGCACTTACCTGATGTTCAATGCCCCCTACGATGTGGCGATGCTCCGGTCCAGTGGCGTCCAGGTCCCGACCCACAAGGTCGAGGACGTACGCCTGAAGGCACACGTGGTCAGCTCGACCGGCCCGCTGGCACTGAAGAAGCTCTGCGAGATCCACGTGGATCCGGGGGCCGCCAACCTTCAAGACGACCTCGCCGCGACCTTCCGCGAGAAGGGATGGAACTGGGAGACGATCCCCTGGAACTTCCGGCAGTACTGGATGTATGGGGCAATGGATCCCGTCCTGACCCACCAGCTCGACGACGTCATGGATCCGGCCATGAAGGCGGTCGCCCCCGGCAGTTACGATCTTGAGATGGGGGTCGCCTGGCCGGTCGAGCAGATGATGCGGAACGGGGTGGCGGTCGATCGTCCATACGTCGCCAACATGCTGAAGGATCTGGACGAGCAGTCAGCTGAGTTGCTGGCCACTTGCATTGATCAGTACGGGGTCAGGCCTGGGTCGAGCACAGCGGTGGCGGATGCTCTGATGGCCGACGGCGTCGAACTGAGCCTGCGGACGAAGACCGGATGGAAGCTGGACAAGTATGTGCTTGGCAACATCAAGCACCCGCTGGCCGAGGCCGTCCTGAAGTACCGCAAGATCACCAAGCTTTCGGGCACCTACCTGAGCCCCTATCTGCCGCTGTCCGAGCGAGACGGCCGGATCCACCCGTCGATCAACACCGTCGGGGGAGTCGCCAAGAACCCCTTCGAGCCCGGGGGATCATCAGGAGTGCGCACCGGCCGGATGAGCGGTAGTGACCCCAACCTCCAGAACGTCCCCAAGCGCGGTGAGCTGGGGAAGCAGATCCGCAAGGGGATCATCGCTCAGTGCTCGGAACGCTGCGGCTGCGGCGAGCCACACACATGGATCACCTGTGACTTCGATCAGATCGAGCAGAGGGTCATGGCTCACATGTCCGGAGACCCCGGCATGAAGGCAGCCTTCCTGCGGGACGTCGACTACTTCGTGGCGATGGGCCAAGATCTCTACAATGACCCCGAGTTCGAGTACGAGGACCCCCGCCGTCAGCTGATCAAGAATGCGGCGTATGCCGACATCTACGGAGCAGGCCCAGACAAGTTCGCGGTCACCGCAAACATCATGTTGCCGGACGGGATCACCCCTGACGTCGACACCGCACGCGCCTTCATGCGCCGCATGCACGATCTCTACCCGGGGCCCCCCGCGTTCTCGAAGAAGGTCATGAATGCGGGTAATCAGCGCTACCGCGACGAGGGAGTCGCCTACGTACGCTCCCCCTTGACCGGCCGACGTCTGGTGGCTGACCGTGGCAAGTTCTATGCACTCGTCAACTACCTGATTCAAGGCATGGCCGGTGAACTGCTGAAGATGAAAATCCTCGAAGCAGACGCGGCAGGCCTCGGTCAGTACATGGTCCTGGCCGTCCACGACGAGGTCGACTTTGATGTCCCGACCGGTCAGGTCGACGAGGTCGTGGCCACTCTTCGGGAGATTTTTAACGACGACGATGTCCTGTCGGTGCCGGTGAGCGCAGGCATCGAGACAGGCCCGAGCTGGGGGGAGACGATCAAATATGAGTGAACGACTCCTGTGCTTCCTGGCCGGGTTCTCGATCAGCCTGGCTGTCTTCGCCTACGGATTGATGATGGAGTGGTGGACGTGAGTGTGATCATTATCGGGGTCGACTCAGGACTGAGCACGGGTATCGCGGAGATCTACGGGGGCCGCCGTGGTCTCGTTTTCCAGGGGCCACCGGCCGACGCGATCAACGAACTGACCTCCAGGCTCGAAGAGCTGGAGCAGGAAGATCACACGGTGACGGTCGCCTGCGAGCTGTTCAGAAAAACAGGTCGGGCGGCCCACACGCATCAGCCGGAAGCCGAGGTCACGGCTGTGAAGGCGGCGCTGGTCGCGGAGATGCATGGGGCAAGGGTCGTACTTCAGCCACCGGCAGACGCCAAGCGAATAGCGTCGAACGCACTCTTGCAGCGATCCGGACTGTGGACACTGCCGAGTGAGATAGGAAGGAAGGACGCCAACGACGTCAACGACGCCATGAGACATGCCGTCCTGGCCATGTCCCGCTATCACGCGAGCCAGTTCGATTCGCTGCTCGCGTACGCGGCGAGCAGGTACTAGATCTTCGGATCGATGGTAAGATAGAGACCCGCGCGGGGCTGACCACGGAAAGTGCGATACCCAGCCCGACCTCGTCGGTCCCGCGCCTATTCGAGGAGGACATGATGGGCCCGAACTTCCGCAAGTCGACCTATTCGGACGCGAACGGCACATGCCTCGAAACCGCGTTCAAGAAGTCCTCGTACTCCAACACCAGCGGCACCTGCCTGGAGGCTGCCTACAAGGCGTCCAGCTACTCGACCGGCGCGAACAACTGCCTCGAAGCAGCACTTCCGGCCGGGACCGTCCTGGTCCGCGACAGCAAGGACATCACCATCCCAGGACTGGCGTTCACTCCGGACGCCTGGGTGACGTTCCTCGCGACGATCAAGGTCTGACCCAACCCACTTCGGAAGATCGAACGAGGATCGAAACCATGGCATACGCAGACGTCGAGGCCGGGCAGATCAAGATCACAGCATCATGGAACGAGAAGCCGATCATGGAGCCGTTGCCCGGTTCCGGGTTCCGTCGTGGGTCATGGTGGATGCCTCTGTCCTGGGGATCTTGCCAGGTGCTGCGGGGAGCGTTCGGCAAGTCCCTGGGGATCAGTCCGGAACTACTTGCATGGTCCAAGCAAGAGCATTCCGAGCGAATTGCTCCGGCCATTGCTTTGCGCGAGCAAATAGAACCAGTGGAAATTCATCCGGCCCTGAATTCCGATCTCAGGCCTTATCAGGCCTCCGGAGTGGCGTGGATGCTGGCCTCCAGCTCCGGTCTGCTGGGCGACGAGATGGGCGTCGGCAAGACTGTCCAGGCGTTGCAGTTCATCGAGGTGATGGACAAGAAGTCGACGCTCCCGGCCCTGGTGATCGTTCCCAACTCGACCAAATATCACTGGGAGAGGCTTGCCCGCCGGTGGGCTCCGAGCGCGACGACGTACGTCGTCGCCGGGACGGCCGGTCAGCGCAGGAAGCTACTCGACATCGCGGCGGCAGACCCCACCGCTCTGGTGATCGTCTCGCTGGAGACGACCCGCTCGATGTCCCGGCTGGCCCCGTACGGGTCCGTCAAGCTGAAGAGATGCCGGGAGTGTGACCCCAAGCGCGGTGACGAGATCAAGCCCGCGCAGTGCCAGGTCCACCCCAAGGAACTCAACGCGATCAGGTTCGCCACGGTCGTACTCGACGAGGCGCACCGGATCAAGGACCCTTCGAGTCAGCAGACTCGCGCCGTCTGGTACCTGATGCACTCCGAAGGCGTCTGCTTCCGGTGGGCGCTGACCGGCACGATGATTTCGAAGAGCCCTGGGGATCTCTGGCCGATCATGCACTCTGTGGCCCCCGAGGAATGGCCGGTCAGAACGAAGTTCGTCGATCGCTACTGCCTGATGGACTGGAACCCCTTCGGTGGGATGGACATCGTCGGGCTGAGGCCTGACACCAAAGAGGAGTTCTTCCGGATCTTCGATCCGAGATTCCGCCGGATGCTGAAGTCAGTCGTCCTCCCCCAGCTCCCGGAGATCGTGCGGGAGATCAGGACGTGTGACCTGACGCCCGCCATGCGACGGGTGTACGACGAGATCTACACGGGACTGGCCAGCAAACTCCCTGACGGCACACTGATGGTCGCCTGGAACGACATGGTCAAGCAGGGCAGACTGCAACAGCTCGCGTCGTCGGCCATCGAGATCGAGAAGCCCGACGAGGACGACATCCTGACGTGGAAGATCACCATGAAGGATCCGTCGACCAAGCTCGACGTCATGGAAGAGACCCTGAAGGATCTCGGGTACGACGGGGGCATGGGACCGGCCGTAGTGATCGCGGCGGAGTCCAAGCAGCTGATCGGTATGGCGGCCGCCAGGCTGACCAAGCGCGGCATCCCGTACGCACTGATCACCGGCGACGTCGAGCCCTACGAGCGCGAGAACGCCCTCGACGCTCTGCGGCAGGGTGACATCAGGATCTTGCTATTCACGATCAAGGCCGGTGGCGTCGGCCTCGACATGAGCGCCGCCGACACCCTGATCTTCCTTCAGCAGCCGTGGAGCATGATCGAGCGTCTCCAGACCGAGGGTCGAGTGCACCGCATCGGCTCCGAGATCCACGACAGTGTCAAGATCATCGACATCGTGACCCGCGACACCATGGAGGAGGAGCAGATCGAGCGCGTCCACGACAAGCTCCGCCGACTGGAGGAGATCACCCGGGACGGAGACGCCCGCGAGCGTGCGGCGATCGAGAGCAGCAACGTGCTCGACCCCATGTGGCCGGGCGACGACGGCGACGATGCTCCGCCGGTCGTGGTAGCCGGATACCTCGAAGATCTCAAGCGTGAGAGGCATCTGTTCGACGATCAGCACGGTGGCGTATGGGAACACGAGGGTCATCCGGATGCCTGCGATGCACCTGAATGCAATACCCCGCCGATCGGCGCAGTTTCAGTGATCGACTCGGCCGGTCAAGATCAAACTGTTGATCTGCCCTACCCGATCAGCGCGTCCAAGATGAAGGACTTCGATCGATGCCGCCGCAAGTGGTGGCTTACCTGGTACCTGAATCTTCAACTCGACGAGGACCAGATGGGCGTGAGAGCCACCGGCACACGAGTGCACAAGGCACTGGCCGGTTGGTACGTGCCGGAAGCAGACGGCCCCATAGACCCTCGCGATGGCATCGAGACCGCCATCACCGAGGACTGGAAGCTCATGCTCGACCGGCTCAAGATCGACGAAGAGCACCCGCAGTTCGAGGAGATCCACGCCAAGTGGATGAGCAGCAATGTTCTCGAACGAGCAATGGTCGAGGGCTACATGGAATGGCTGGAGGAGACCGGTGAGGACGCCGGGCTGACCTTCGTTGCCTCCGAGACCGAGCTTCACGCCGACATCGAGACCTACGATCATCACGGCAGGCTGCTGATCGTGAGAGCCATGGGGAAGCTGGACGCCCGCGCGATCCGAGACGTCGATGGTGCCAGGCTGTTCGTCGACCACAAGACCGTGGGTGACTTCACCCGTCCCATGAAGATGATCCAGATGGATCCACAGATGCTCATGTATCACCTGCTGGAGTTTCTGAACACCGAGGAGGGCGAGGCTCGTTGCGACGGAGCCCTCTACAACATGATCCGTCGTGTAAAGCGGACGGCAGCAGCCAAGCCCCCGTTCTTCGCCCGTGAGCCTGTGCGGATGAACCCGATTCAGATCGAGAGCTTCAAACGCAACATGCTGGGAGCAGCCCGCGACATGGTCGCCGTCGAGGAAGCTCTGGAGTCCGGGGCGGATCCGATGGACGTGGTCCGGCCGACCAGGGACGATGACTGTTCGTGGAAGTGCGATTTCTACCCGGTCTGTCCGCTGTTCAACGACGGCAGTCGTGCCGAGGACATGATCTCGGCTCTCTACCACCAGGGTGATCCCTGGGGAAGGTACGACCACATGAAGGATGAGAAGGGAGGCCAGGATGCGGACGGAACCCGTTGAGTTCGGTACTCACGAGCGACTGTCAGTGCTGATCCACGGTGACACCAAGCTCGGCAAGTCGACGCTCTCGGGAACGGTGCCCACGCCGGTCATCGTGCTCGACGCGGAGGGTTCCTGGAGGTTCACCTCCGGCCGAAAAATTTATTGGGATCCCAACGAGGAGGAGCTGCCGGTCAACGACGGCACCTGGGACATCTGCATCGTCCACGTCAGGGACTGGAACACAGTCAAGATCGTGTTCGACTACATCACCACCGGCCAGACCGAGTTCGTCTCGGTCGTCCTCGACTCGATCACCGAACTTCAGCGGAGGCTGAAGCGAAGCATGAAACCGAACCTCGACCCGTTCAAGATCCAGGACTGGGGGGAACTGCTGGCCAAGATGGATGGCGCGATCCGAGACTTCCGCGACCTGGCCATGATCGCCGACATCACCGTCCGGTGCGTCGTCTTCATCGCGGAGACCACCGAGAAGGGCGGGAAGTGGAGGCCTCATATGCAGGGTCAGATCGCCAACTCACTGCCGTATGCCGTCGATCTGTGCGGCTACATGTACCGGTATGAGGAGCTGGACGACGAGGGAGCTGTCTCGCGGGACACCCGGCAACTGTGGATCGCCCCTCACAACGACTTCATCGCCGGATCGAGGGTCCAGGAAATCCTGGGCGACGCGATGGAGATCCCCGCACCCAAGCCCGGCAACCCGGGCACGGTCATCCAGGACTGGATGATCAAGATCTTCAAAGACCCCAAGGGAGAATGATCATGGGAAGCATCGACTGGAAGGCCGCAAGGCAGGACGCGAAGGCGGTCAGCGCCCTCATCCCGGACGGCGACTACCCGTTCGAGTGCATCAAGGCGGAGGCACGTCTGTCCAACGGCGGGAGCCCGCAGGTGGTCGCTGACTTCCTGTGCCTGAACGACCGCTACAGCAAGCGGACCGTGCGGAACTGGTTCACCGTCTCGATCGACTCGCCGATCGCCCTCGACATCCTGTTCCGGCACCTGAAGGTGTTCGGGATGGACGAGGCATACTTCGCCAAGGGCGACGGCCCGGAGATGGAGGACATCGCCGACCGGCTGCTCGGCCAGAAGGTGAACTGCGTCGTTCGTACCTCCCCGTACAACGGCGAGGACCGGAATAAGATCGTCGCCTTCAAAAAGTTCTCGGGCATCGCGGCCGGGAGCAAGAGTCCGGCCGGAACAGCGTCCAAGAAGGCAGCACCGGCCCCTGCGCCGCGTCCGGCCGCGAAGCGTGCAGCTCCCACCGTCGCCCCCGAGGGAGACGACGAGCCGCCGTTCTGACGGCTCCTGAACCGAGGCCCCTGCCGACCGCCATCCGGCAGGGGCCTCTTCATGATCTCGATCTTTATGATTTGGCACTTCCGCCCATCATCGGGTATGCTTACATCATGCCGAACCAAGGAAAGAACAACCCGGAAGAGGAGCGCCTGTCCGAGCTGGTGAACTTCGTGGTCACACCGACCATGCTGGCCAGGATGAAGCTCGCTGCGAAGAAGGCCGGGGTGCCCCGGTCATACATCATCCGCTGGGGGCTCGATCTGATCCTGAAGGAGTATGAGGTCTGATGCCGAAGTTCCACGCACTGGCCGACGCCTTTCCGCTGATCGAGGGATCCGATTTCGATGAGCTGGTCAAGGACATCGAGGCCAACGGCCTGCTCCAGCCGATCATCATGTTCGAGGGCCAGATCCTCGACGGACGTAACCGGTGGCTGGCCTGCCAGAAGCTTGGCATCCCCCACACCGAGATCAAGTTCAGGGGCGACGACCCGGTCTCCTTCGTGTGGTCGACCAACGCCGTCCGCCGTCAGCTCACCGCGAGCCAGAAGTCTGTCGCCGCCGCCAAGTTGGCCACCGCGTCCAGCGGACGGCCCCAGAGAACCGGACCGGGCGGACCGATTTTCGGAGACGAGTTGACCAACACAGAGGTCGCCAAGAAGACAGGGGTGAGCGAGTCATCCATCAAGAGGGCGAAGCGTGTGCTGGCCCTCGGGCTGCCGTCCGTCGTGACCGCAGTCGAGGACGGCAAGCTCGCCGTCACCGCAGCCGAACGACTGGCACAGAAGCCGCAGGCCGAACAGGCTCACATCATGGCGACCGTCCCGGTCGCCGACATCCCGAGTGTCGTCCCCGACCCCCGCTGGGATCACAACCTGCGGAGCCCCGACGATGAGCCCAAGGCACCGGCCAAGACGATCAAGCCCAAGGGCGTCGGCCGGGGACATGTCGCCCCGAAGTTCCAGATGACCGAGCAGCTGAAGCGATCTTCGGCGGCCGGGGAGAAGAGCCGGGTCAAGTTCTGGACCGAGCACAAGGACCAGATCAAGGATCTCGACCCTGAACTACTGGTCACCTTCGTCGCCGACATGGAAGCGAACCGACGCTACATCAGCCAACTCCTCAACCTGATCAAGAACGAAACGGAGAACAACGGATCATGAACTCTTCCGCAGTCCGGGAAATCCCGGCCAACGAGCTGTCGATTGACCTCCGGGTCCAGCGGGAACTCGACTACCGCAGGGTCTCCAAGGTGGCCGCCAACTGGAATGATCTGATGGTCGGAGTTCTCACCGTCAGCGAGCGCGCCGACGGCACGAAGGTCGTGCTCGACGGACAGACCCGCCTGATGGCCCTTCGTCTGGTGTGCGGAGACCCGGAGACCAACTCCCCCGTGCTGGTCCAGGTCCACACCGGCCTCACTCTCCAGGAAGAGGCCGCGATCTTCCTGGAGCACAACGACCGCAAGTCGGTCACTCCGCTCGACCGGTTCCGGATCGCGCTGGTGGCGCAGGAGCAGTGGGCTCTCGACATCGCCGACATCGCCGCCGTCCACGGCTGGTACGTCCAGGGGGCCCCGGTGCCCGAGGAAGTGTTCGGCAAGGCACGGAGGTTCAGCGCCATCACGGCCGCCGAAAAGATCTACAAGCTGGACGAGGGAGAGTCCCTCAACCGGGTGTTCGACACGATCGTCAATGCCTGGCCGAAGGAGAGCGGTACCGTCGGCACCGAGACCCTGAACGGCTTCGGCCTGATGTACTTTCGGCACCCCACTCTCGACCACTACGGGCTGACCCAGAAGCTCGGCAAGCTGGGGTTCAACCGGTTCGTCTCCGGGGTCCACGATCACCGCCGGGGCAACGTCGGTACGTCGATCGCGCAGGCCGCGTACACCCACACGCTCGACATCTACAACCTCGGCCGCCGGACCCGGCGGATCGACTCCTGATGGCCGGTCAGCACGCAGGGAAGGGCTCCCGTAAAACGGAGCCCTTCCCGGGCTGGGTGGCACCGGTCGACATCCCATCCCCGCCAGTCCGCCGACGACGTCGGGCGATGTCCACCGGTAGATTCATCGTCGCCTGGATAGGCTCGATCATCCTGGCAATGTTCTTCATGGCGACCATCCTCGCTCTCGCAGGGAAGTGACCCCCGTGGCCCAAGCCGTGGCTCAGTACCGCCGGTCAGGACTCGCCCGAAGGACAACCGTGCTCGCGCTCGGTGCCTTCGCGGCGGCCCCGCTGGCGGCCATGACTCCCGAGATCGTGACCGGGAACTTCGAGGCTCTCAACATCTCGAACGCCGATGTCTTGGGCAGCGGGACCTTCCTGATCTTTCTCTCGATGCTGGCGGTCACCCCGTTGATCACGATCACCGGGGCCCGCTGGTTCGCGCCGCTGCGGTGGTGGTTCGGGATCATGTTCTTCGCCACCGCCGTCATCGATCTGATCATTGCCTCAATCGTGACCGGCGACGACTTCAAAGGTGGCTTCCTCGGCCGGATCGCCGGTCACATTTTCCTGCTGATCGGCACGACCACCGTCCTGTTGTCGATCGTGCTGGTGATCACCGCGAGCCATCGGGCCCAGAAGAGACTCGGGAAATACTGGAAGCCAATCCAGAAGATCACCTACGTGGTCTGGGCTTTGATCTTGATTCATCTCCTGTTGCTCTTCGGCATCGGAGAAGATCGGTTCCAGCAGGCGGTCGCGGCCAGCTATCCGTTGTTCGTTCTCCGGCTGCCGTCGATCAAGAACTGGGTGATCGCCTACCGACGATCATGGATCGTCTGGGTGCTCTTGATCCCTTTGCTCTCGGTCTTCGTCTTCGGCTACGGCAACTTGATCAATGAGTTCGTCGACAAGGGAGTCCAGGCGGCGAGTCTCAACCCAGTGGACGACTGATCATGACCGGCCGACACCGCAGGGCGATCCGACGTCAGAAGATCGCTAAGAAAAGAGCGATCACGCTGGTGACGATCATGGTGATGATCGCTCTTTCGGCCGGTGGCTTCGAGCTTGCTGATCATGGATGGTCGTTTTTCGTAGATCGTCCACCGGGTGTCGGTGCCACTGTCGACGTCCAGACCGGTGACTGACTATGCGGCCAGTCCGAGAACTATGCAGTCACTCTAAGACATAATAACAGAATCTACTGATGCGTAGGGTAGCAAAAGCCACCAGCGCTCGCCTAATGAGATCGTTTAGGTGTCCGTGTATGGTTGCATCACCTCTGGCTGCGGGGAGTTTTCGCAGCTCAGAGCATGTATCAGCATATGAGACCGATCTTGGACAACGAGGAGATGTATAAAAATGGCGACCATGAAGGCGATCTTTCTCTGGTGCGATGGCTGCGGAGATCAGTTTTCGACTGCCACCATCCCGCCGTACATGACTGTGGCCGACGCAAGGACCGCCGCGCACCGGAGGGGCTGGCGACACGACAAGATCAATCGCGACTGGTGCCCGAGTTGCTACCGGCGGCCGACGACTCCCCCCGCCTTGCCGCACCCGAGGAATGGTCATGCTTGACAGCCGATACGCAGAGCACAAGCCCGGCACGAAGCCGATCGTCATGGACCCCTGTGACTGCAAAGAGTGTGTCTTCGGCTCCGGCATCAACTTCGATCTCAAGCACCGACGATCAAGGGCACTGTCCGAGATCTTCAGCGCGGCCGGGATCGAGGACAAGCAAAGAAGGTTCTGCCACAAGTGCCTGACCGTGGTGTGGGTGATCAGCATCGACGCCGGGGATCACTGGGCACATACCTGCGTCCCGAAGGGTCACGTGTGGTCGAGCGCGGGTAAGTTCTGATCGAGTCAATGAAACGAGGAACGGATCATGAGTGCAGAAAATTTTGGCGGATTTCATCAGGCCGACTGGACTGCTGAGGAGGAGCAGAAGATAGCCGCCCTGAAGGCTGAGATGCAGAACGAGGACGACGTCCGAATCCGGATGACGGCACTCGCGGCTGCGGCAGAGGTGGCGCGGGGGACTCTGTCGGTGGATGGCCCGCCGGTGGGCTATGTAGCGACCGGTGTCGTCCAGATGGCCGACGTGTTCGATCAGTGGATTCGGACCGGGCAAGTAATCTGACGGTCAGGCAGGGCAGAATGGGACGCCGGGAGCCAACAGGCCCCGGCGTTTTCCGTTCCCCGAGAGGTGACCCATGACCGGTAAGCATGCGCGGCGCAGGCCGCGATGGATGTACCTGGTGATGGGGGTGATCACTGCCCTGACCATGTCGATGGCGTTGTTTCTGGCTCCCGGGGGAGCCGTCGCCGCCACCCCAAGCCAGGATGCGTGCCACACCGTTGGCAACGCCACCCCTCTCGGTGATTGCGGAGCCTTCAAACAGATCTTCCGCGACACCTTCAACGGCCGTACCGTCGCCGTCGGCAAGTTCAGCGACTGCGACCACAACGCCGACACCCCTTCGGCCTTCTGCTCCGGTCTCACCGGCAGTGACCGGACCAACTGGTGGGCCTACCCAACCGGCTGGGAAGACACCGCGACCTCCGGCAACGACGACAACGGAGGCAGAACCCTCGGTGGTATCTACCACCCCGAAAACACCATCAGCATCGGCCAGCAGTCCAGTACCAATACCGACGGAGTCCTCCGGGTCAGGATGTATCGTCCTCTGGCCGGGGGGCCCGTGCATTCATCTGCACCGGTTCCCAAGAAGTGCATGGCCCTTCGCTACGGGAAGTTCACCGAGCGCGTCATCGTCCGAACCCGAACCAACGGCTACAAGCTAGCCCACCTGCACTACTCGCCGGACGAGATCGACTATCCCGAGGCCGGGGGCAACTTCGCCACTGACACGATCAGTGCCTTCACCCACAAGTTCACCGAGACCAACACCACCGTGGCCCCGAACAGCGCGTGGACGAGCTGGCACACCTACAGTCAGGAGATCACGCCTGGGAAGGTGAAGATCTTCTACGACGGCAAGCTCGTACGGACGATCAGTGGTGATTACCCTCGCGCCACCGCATGGGTGCTCCAGAACGAGAGTGCTTTGGGTGGAGGTTACGCAGCTAAGGGATCATCCGTGATCATCGACACAACGGGTGTCACCTGCTACCGCTACTCGCCCTGATCCCCTATGCTCGAACCACACCGATCAAAGGCCCGCGCTGGGGTGCTCACAACGCCTCCGGTCGCGGGCCTTGCCATGTCGGTTATGATCGAACCAAGCCAAAGGAAGGAAGCGCCGATGTGTGCCTGGAAGGGAACCCGGCCCAAGCCGGTCACCGATCGAGACAAGAGAGTGCTCAAGCTTCTCCAGAAGCAGGGAGCGATGACCCGCAACGACATCGCCGAACAGCTCAAGCTGTCGCGGTCGCTGACCTATCTGTCCCTCGACCGGCTGCGGACCGCCGGTCAGGCTAAGCGATGCTTCTCGGAGGAGTCCAAATACACCCTGTGGACGGCGGAGGTGGATGTTCCTTGCCCGTGATCGAGTTCGACACGTATCCGCCCTTCAGCGGAGACGATCCGGTCTGCCCGAAGTGCCTCAAGATCGGCGCGTCTGTCGAGTACATGGCATACGGCGAGTGCTATCACGACTCGGGTGGTGTCTCGGGCACCATCTTCGGTTTCCAGCCGAACGAGCGTCTGCATCGTGTGTGCATCCGATGCTCTTACGCCTGGGATGAGAATCTCGCCACCGCAACAACTCCGAGGGCACACCCATGACGACCCGTGCCAGCTGGTACGCCGAAAACGGTGGGACGCTCGGGCCTCCCGTCGTCCCCCTAGGCTCGATCGGTCTCACCCAGATCCATGGAGGCGTCGGCCGGGCCATCCGGGCCGGGCAGTGGATGCTCGGTGACGGCTTCAAGGACTACGAACACGCCTTCGTGTACGTCGGTGGATACCGGATCATCGAAGCAGAGCCCGGCGGAGCCCTCCGCTCCAGTCTCGGCCGGTACAACCCGGAGAAGATTCTCTGGCTGCGGTGCCCACCCGAGTTCGGAGAGGCAGTAGCCGCTGCCGCCGTTGCCTTGATCGGCACCCCGTACAGCTTCGCCGACTACGGAGCGATCAGTGCCCACCGTCTGCACATCCCGATGCCTCATCTAGATCATTTCATTGAGACGTCGGGGCATCTCATCTGCTCGCAGCTCGCCGACCGCGCCGCAGACAAGGGTGGCTGGCACCTCTTCAACGATGGTCGTTGGGTGGGCGATGTCTCCCCCGGCGACATCACCAAGTTGGCACTTGCACAGGAGCTGGCCGCATGATCTCTGTTCTGGTCCCCACCCGGGGACGCCCGCACAACATGCGCCGGATGGTCGATTCCGGCCGGGAGACCTCGACCGGCCAAGTCGAGTACGTGTTCTACATCGACGACGATGACCCGGCGTCGGTCGAGATGGCCTCGACTCTGCATCACGAGAAGGCAGACGTCTTCTGGATCACCGGCCCCCGGATCCTGATGTCGTCGATGTGGAACGAGTGCCAGAAGTGCGCGCGGTATGACGTCTACCAGCACTCGTGCGACGAGACGATCTATCGCACCGTGGGCTGGGACACCGCAGTGCTGGCCGCGATGGACGAATGGCCGGACAAGATCGGTCTCGTGTACGGCCGCGACGGCATCCACGATCAAGCACTGGCCACCCACGGCTTCATCACCCGTAACTGGGTCGAGGCCGTCGGCTACTTCGTACCGCCCTACTTCAGCTCCGACTACAACGATCTCTGGCTGCATCAGGTGGCAGAGGCCGTCGGCCGGTTGCACTTCCTGCCTGAGGTCTACACGGAGCACATGCATCCGGCCGTCAACAAGGGTCCGCTCGATCTCACCCACCAGGAACGTCTGACGCGTCACGGGCAAGACGGCGTGGACGCTCTGTACGCCTCTCTGGCGGGCAAACGGAACGAGGACGTGGAGAAGCTCACGGAGGCAATCCAGAAGGCACAGGTGGCATGATGCGCGTTCTCGTAACGGGTGCCCAGGGGTTCGTCGGCGGCTATCTCGCCGACGCCCTGCGGCGTGACGATCACGAGGTCTGGGGGTTCGACACCCGGGGTGCCTTCAGACACGACATCAGGGATTACGAGGCCGTCCACTCAATGATCTCCCGAGCGGAGCCTGATCTGATCTTTCATCTCGCGGCCGTGGCTTGGCCGGGGGAATCACTACGTGACCCCCGCCGGGTGATGGACGTCAATCTCGGGGGAACCGCCAACCTGCTGGACGCGGTCAGGGTCACCGGCTCACACGCCAAGATCTTGTTGGCCGGTACCTCGGAAGAGTACGGCTACGAAGGTCACCCGGAAGGCACCGTTCTCGACGAGGAGACGACGTGCCGACCGATGACCCCTTACGGGGTGAGCAAGCTCGCAGCGACGACTCTGGGCATGGTGTACGCCCGCCGGTACGGCTTGCACGTCGTGGCCACACGAGCGTTCAACCACACGGGATGGGGCCGCCAGGCAGTCAATGCCGAGTCCTCGTTCGCCCGCCGGATCGTCGCCTTCGAGCGCGGGGAGACCACCAGCGTCAGCCACGGCGATCTCTCCGCCATGCGGAACTTCACTGACGTCCGCGATGTCGTCCGGGCATACAAGGCAGTGATCCTCGCGGATCCCGGCATCTACAACGTGTGCTCGGGCAACACAGTGACTATGCAGCAGGTCATGGACACGCTGGTCGAGATCGCCTCGGAGGACAGCCGGACCCCCGTGATCCTGAAGGAGGATCCCGCTCTGGTTCACAAGGACGCGGGGATCTTCCCGATCCCGACGTTCGACAAGCTTCATCAGGCGACCGCATGGATCCCGGAGATCTCCCTGGAGGAGACCCTGAAGACTGTTCTTGAGTACTGGAGGGGCCGATGACCATCTGCCGGAGCTGCAACGGGACGTGCACCGAAGTACTCAATCTCGGTGATCACCGGCTGTCGGATTTCGTCGAGCCTGTCCAGATGGGAGGGATCACTGCCTTCCCACTGCGGATGGTGATCTGCAATGACTGCTCGTTGCTCCAGCTCGCCGACACGACTCCCCGGAACCTGCTCTATCACGATCGCTACGGCTTCCGATCCGGCACCAACGAGGCCATCCGCGCCGATCTGGCGGACGTCGTCCAGTACGCGCTGGCCGAGTCAACCGGCACAGTCGGCAACTGGCTCGACATCGCCTGCAACGACGGCACCCTGCTCTCGTTCGTCCCGAAGGACGTCCAGACATGGTGCATCGATCCGGTGATGGCGATCGTCCGCGATGCCGTCAAACACGCCGACGTCACGATCGGCGATTACTTCCGGCCGTCGTACTTCGATCACGAGAGATTCAACGTGATCACCTCGGTCTCGATGTTCTACGATCTCGACGACCCGAACGAGTTCGTGGCTGGGGTCGCCGGTGTGCTGGCATCCGACGGCATCTGGGTGATCCAACAGAACTACGCGGCGGACATGCTGGCCCGCAACGCGGTCGACAACATCTGCCATGAGCACGTGACTTACTTCAGCGTGGAGTCTCTGCTGCCTCTGCTGGAGCGTCACGGGCTGGAGATCAATGACGTCACCTACTCGGACGTCAACGGCGGGTGCTTCCGGGTGCTGGTCACCCATCACGGCAACCGGGCCATCAACAGCTCGGTCGGAGAGGCATTGGCCAACGAGGGCAAACGCAAGCTGGCCCGGCCGGAGACCTGGCAGGCCTGGGGGCGTGCGGTGGTCGATGAGCTGAGTCTCACCCGGAAGGCTCTGCTCAGAGCCAAGGAGCGCGGCGAGCGTGTCTTTCTGTACGGCGCGAGCACTCGGGGAGGAACCTTCCTCCAGATGATCGACGCCGGGCCGGACCTGCTTCCGTACGCGGTCGAGCGCAACCCCGACAAGTTCGGGAAGATCATGGCCAGTACAGGCATCCCGATCATCTCCGAGCAATCCATGCGCGATGATCCTCCGGACGCTCTGCTCGTGAGCCCGTGGTTCTTCCGCGAGGTCTTCCTGAATCGCGAGGCCACCTACCTCGACGGTGGCGGCGTGATGATCTTCCCCCTCCCGCACTTCGAGATCGTCGGAGGCGATCATGATTAACCGAGGACAGGCCAACTCTTCGGAGTTCAACCGGTCAGGGCTCAACTGGAACGATCAAGTTCAGGCGTGGTCACATCCGCCGGTCGACGACGTCGGCTACATCTCCTCCGAGGTCATGCTGAGCTGGAGTGACACCAAGCTCCGCGAGACGATCGAAGCCATGCGCCGTGTCCGATACGAAGGGTGGCGCAATCACGACGGCTTGTGGCGCGAGCTGATGGGTCTGGACGACGTCCGTGGCAAAGACGTCCTGGACTTCGGGTGCGGGACCGGCATCGAAGCAGCCGAGTTCGTCCGTGGCCACAACCGGGTCAGTGTCGCTGATCTGTCCCCGGTGAATCTCCGGCTGGCCACCAGGGTCATGAAGCTGACGGCACCGGCCGAGTCGATCATCCCGGCCTATCTGGTCGGGTGTCTGCCGCCGTACTTCGAGACCAACAGTGCCAGGTTCGACGTCGTCCACTGCTCCGGAGTGTTGCACCACATCCCGTGGGCGCACGCGATCATGAAGAGGTTCTGGGAGATCCTCCGGCCCGGCGGACAGGTCAGGCTGATGCTGTATTCCGACGTCGGGTGGACGATCGCGACCGGCAGCAACCCACCGGCGGGACGTCCGTCCGAACACCCGGACTTCATGAAGTTCGTCCGGTACTTCGATGCAGTCGGCGAGTACGCCGACTGGTACAGCCTGGCGAAGATCAATAACACCTTCGGGGACATGTTCTCCCTCGATCAGTTCGCCTATCTCACGGTCGATCAGCGCTACTGCGCGGCCGTCCTCACCAGGAAAGGAAACGTGGGGATGTGACCACAGTCGGAGTCGTTGGACTCGGCAAGCTCGGGCTCATGCTCGCGATGGTGCTGGACAAGCACGGCAAGTATGACGTCGTCGGCTATGACCCGACCACCAACCCCAACGGGATCCTGTCCGGCCGAGTCCCCCCTCCGCAAGAGGAGGGGATCGCGGGACTGATCGAGGACTCCAAGATTCAGCTCGCGCCGGTGCCGAGCGCCGTCGTACGAGCCACGGATGACGTGATCTTCGTCGTGGTGCAGACCCCTCATCTGCCGGATTATGACGGCACCACACCGTTGACCGGACCACCGGCCGACTTCGAGTACGGGTTCCTGGTTCAGGCCGTCCGGGACATCTCGAAGGCAGCACGCGAGCAGGGGAAGCCGGTCACCATCGTGATCGTCTCCACCGTCCTGCCGGGCACGATCAACCGCCTGATCCGGCCGTTGCTCAATGACATGACCACCCGGCTGGTCTACAGTCCTTCGCTGATCGCGCTGGGGCAGGTGAGAGCAGACCTCCTCGACCCGGAGTTCGTCATTATCGGCACCGACGATCACGCCGACGCTCGCTCGGTGATGGAGATATATGCGACCCTGCATGACCGGCCGTTCCAGATCATGAGCATCGAGTCAGCAGAGCTGACCAAGATGGCGTACAACACCTTCACCAGCCTGAAGATCGTGTTCGCCAACACGATCATGGAACTGGCCCACAAGACAGGGGCAGACTGCGACGCGGTCACAGATGCCCTCTCGCTCGCGACCCGCAACCTACTCTCCCCGGCCTATCTCCGTGGCGGCATGGGTGGTGGCGGCTACTGTCATCCGCGTGATGTCGTGGCGATGTGGCATCTGTCGTCTCAGCTGAATCTGTCCGGTGATCTGTTCGGGTTCCTGCACGGCGCACGCGAAGATCAGTCGTCCTGGCTGGCCGACGTCACCGAGCACTGGGCCATGCTGACCGGACTACCGATCGCGATCTTCGGCACCTCCTATCGGCCGGAATCATCACTGACCGGCGGGAGCGCATCCCTGCTGCTTCACAATCAGCTGATCGAACGTGGACTGGACGTCCAGTCCTGGGATCCAATCGCGGACGGCGGCCGGTCGATCAAGGTGTCGTCGAACACCGTCGCCAACGTCCCCCGGGTCTACGTGATCGCGACCAACCACCGGGATTTCCGGACGGTCGCCTTCGCCCCCGGATCAGTGGTGATCGATCCGCACGGCAACATCCCGGATGCCCCCGGCGTGACCGTGGTCAAGATCGGGAGAAAATGATGATCTCTGGTGTGACCGCCGTCGTTCCCGTGCATCTGCCACGGCTGCGCAGTGGGATCTTCGATCGGGCCATCGAGTCGATCGAGTGGCAGACTCGGCCGGTGGACGCCATCAGCATCTCCGTCGACACGACACATGCCGGAGCAGCCAAGACGCGCAACCGGGCCTTGGCCGGGGTCACCACACAGTGGTCGGCCTTCCTCGACTCGGACGATCAGTGGAGGCCGAACCACATCGCCGCCCTGATGGATCACGCGGAGAAGACCGGAGCCGATCTGGTCTATCCGTGGTTCACGGTCCCCGAGGGCTGGGATCCCTTCCCGCAGTTCGAGGGCCAGCCTTTCAGCGCGAAGGCTCTGGAGACCCAGAACTACATCCCGGTCACCGTGCTGGTCCGCACCGATCTGATCCGAGAAGTCGGAGGATTCCAGCCGAAGGGACCGCCGGAGAACCCTTGCGACGATTATGGGGCCTGGGACGCTCTGCTCCGGGCCGGAGCGAAGTTCTCCCATCTGAACATGCGCACGTGGTACTGGCACTGGGGCGACAACACCAACGGACGAGGAGACGTGTGGTGAAGAAAAAATCAAGGCTCGCCCGATGGTGGTGCGGAGTGTGGACTGGACACAACTTCCTTCCGGAAGGCCACCAGTGGAAGTGTCAGTACTGCGGAGAGCAGCCGGAGCCATTCACCCTGCCAGCACCGCCACCGCCAGGGAGTGAGAGGCGATGATCTACCGAGCACTGATCCAAACGTTCTGGGTTTTCGTGCCGCATCCGTTCGTCATGGAAAGCCAGTTCGCATCAGCCGTCTGCCGACGCTGCGGCTTCGTTCACTGGGGAAAGTGGTTCTGATGGGCCAGCACAAATACAACAAGGGACAGCGGCACCTCACCGTGGCCGTCTGCATCCCGACCATCCCTGATCGTGAACTTCAGCTCGTGCGCGCAGAGCTGAGTGTCATGACGCAGCGGCGGCAGCCGGACCAGCTGCTGATCGAAATGGACTCCGAGCGCACTGGCGCGGCGGCCACCAGAAACCGGCTGCTCCGCCAGGTCACGACCGACGTGATCGCCTGGCTGGACGATGACGACGCCATGAAAGACAACCACCTCATGGCGTGCATGCGGGTTCTGGAGCAGAACCCATCGGTGGATCTCGTCTACCCTCGGCCGGTCATGATCGGTGGCACCGACCCGACGGCCACCACCCGGGGAGGGATCTTCCCCGTCAGCCCGTGGGGGCTCCGCTTCGGACCCGAGCAGGCGGCCCACATCAGGCACGTCGGGAGTTTCATCCCGATGACCCATCTGGTCCGCACGGAAGCAGTCGACCGGATCAACGGATTCCCCGAGGGCAGAACGCTGCCGAACGGCCGGTACCAGGGCGAGGACGAACGCTACCTGATCAATCTCCTCGACGACGGAGCGACCTTCGAACATCTGGACCGCCCGACCTGGTACTGGCACGTGAACCAGAGGTCGACGGCCGGGAAGGGGCTACCGAGATGATCAGCCTGGAGTTCAAGGACGGCAATCTCTATCACGAGGACGGTCGCCTCTACACCGGCCCGAGGGTCTTCAGCTCAGGTGACTATCTGCCTGACGTCAGGGCGGAGCTGGTGACCGGCCTAAGGGCTTTGCCCGGCGTGGCCAACGATCCCCACACAGTGCCGGACATCATGTCTCTGGTGGACACCTACGTCCGCCGGGCGAGGGGACACCATGACGAATAGCACCAACGAGAGCGGACAGGTGATCATCCGCCGCATCGTGGATGAGGACACACTCCGGGAAGCTCTCGACGCGATGGCGGAGCTGAGGACAGTTGTCCGCCGTCTGTCCTCCGCCTTCAGTGAAGCTGTCCGTGTCCTTGACGAAGGGGACACGGGACAGGACACCGAGGACACCGACCCGCCGTCTCTGTCCTTCGTCCTGTGTCCTGTCCCGATCCACGCATGGGGAGGGACACACCCGCATCAGTGGACAGGACCGGCCGGACAGCTATGGATGTGTCCTGGCGCATAACTGTCCCTGTCCCGTCCTTGTCCCCTCTGTCCGCTGGACAGGGGGGACACTCTTATGGCCTACTGGACGGATCGAACCAATCGAATCATTGGCTGTCCGGAAGGTGGGGGACATGAGGCGTCCCGAATGGACGAAGCGTCACGTTGTCCCGGCAGGGACAGGACGTGTCCCCTGGTGGGTCAGGAAGGCCGTGGACATCGGGACACCGGTGGCCGTCGTCATGATGATGGTGCTGTGTGCGCCCGGTGAGCAGCACCTAGCTCACCTCGCTGGCTGGACGACTCACATGGCCTGGCTTTTGTCCGGCCTCGTGGTCGCCTACGCGGGCATCGCGGCCGTGGAAGCCACTTCCCGGCCCCCCGGTGCCAAGGGCAAATTCTCGGCCGTCCTGGGTGCCGTTGTGGCCCTCGGACTGGCCATGGCCGCACAGCCCATCAGTCACCTGTTCGTCACCGACTGGCTGTCGGCCAGTCCGCGTGCCCCTGTCTGGTTGATCGTGTCCGTGTCCTGTGTCCCGCCCTTGATCGTCGGACACCTGCTCCACCTGTCCGCGTCCCGTCCCGGTGTCTCCGTCCCGTCTGTGTCCGATCACGTAGGCCATGTCCTGTCCCTCATGGAGGAGGGACACGTCCGTGTGTCCGAGGACTCCGGGATAGAGAGGCCCGTCAGTACGTCCGACCTGATGTCCGCGTTCGGGATCAGTGACAGGACAGAGGGACGGGACATGACGGCTGCTGAGTTCGACGGCGAGGGACAGAACGTCTCGGACGTCCCGGTCGTCCCGGATCCGGACTGGAGTGGCGGACGTCCCGTCCCGTCCCGGGACGAGGACAGCACCGGGACACAGTCGGACAGCTGGTACGAGGATGACGGACAGCTCCGGCTGGCCGAGTCCAGTCCTGTCCCGCCCCGGACATGGGGGGCCGGTGTCCAGGACAGTGCCTCGGTTCGTGTTCGCCGGACAGCGGACGGATCCATGACGTCAGTCGTCAAGAGCGAGTTGTCCCGGGACGAGAACATTTCGGATGACGAACTTCGGGACATCCTGCGGGACAGGTTCGGACAGGACACGAAGACCAATTCGATCAGCAAGGCGATCAAGAGGGCACGGGAGGCGATGAGCGCATGAGCCGGAGTCGGACCAACAACATGACCGACGAGTCGATCAAGATTCAGCGGAGGGGGTACATGCCGATGCGTTACCGCATCGGTCCCTTCGTCACTCCGTGGCTGCTGATCGCCGGGGTCTTCATCACCTCCGCGATCACTCACGCGTTCTGCTCCGGGCCACTGGCCTTGATGTTCCTGGCATTCACGATCGCCGGTCTGGTCTGGGTCACCTGGACCACCTGGGACCGCAGGCACAAGCACGCGCGCAACGCAGCAACCGCCTTCGCGGCCGTCATGGGCGTCTGGCTGGCCACAGCCACGGCCACCTCCCCGATCTGGCCGCCGATGCTGTACGCGTTCGCCATGGGCGGTGGCTTCATGGCCCTGACCTGGGACATCAGGTACGCGGGGATCACCCCGAGCAACAAGCACGACCGGATGGCCGGAGACATGGCCAACCCCTACGAGGCGATCAAGCGCCTGAAGGACGCCGTCCCGGTCAAGGTCAAAGAAGGCAACGGCAAGGTTCAGATCATCCTTCAGCACCACAAGGGCAAGTCGACGACGGCAGACGTCCAGGCGGCCCGCGAGAACATCGCGGGCATCCACGCCGTGGACGGAAACTCTGTGTCTGTGGCCAAGGTCAAGGGCAGGGGCGACCAGACCGGGATCACAGTGCGGATCGACGACCCGACCGAGCAGGTGGTCAGGTGGCCGGGAGTCTCCGCCCCGGGCAAGAGCATCGCCGACGCGCCGCTCCGCATCGGTGTCCGCGAGGACGGACAGCCCATGTCCTTCTGGGTGACAGGTGACGATCTGCTGTCCCGCGCCGCCCCTCACACCCTCTGGACTGGGATGACAGGGTCCGGCAAGACTGCGGCGTTCATCCTGGGCACGCTGGAGATGATCTCCCGCATCGACTGTGCCCCGGTGGTCGCCGACCCCGAGAAGTTCATGCTGTCCTTCGGCGGTGTGATGGACGCGTTCGCCATCGCCGCCGATGGCCCGGAGCAGACCGAGCAGTTGATCGCCAACCTGCCCCCGGCACTCCGCTATCGGGCCAGCCTGCTGGGGTCTCTGGGGTACGAGCAGTGGGAACCGGAGTGCTGGACGAAGTACGGCATCCCGGTGGTGCCGGTTCACATCGAGGAGGCGGCCGGATATCTGGCCACGAACAAGGACTTCAACAAGGCGATCATCCTGGCGCGTGCACTCGGCATGCCGATCAGCGCGTCACTCCAGGTCGCAGTGTTCCGCAACCTCCAGCGTGAGGCCCGGAGCCAGTTCGGCAACTCGATCGCGTTCGGTGTGAAGGAGAAGCAAGACGCTCAGTTCGCCCTCACTGACGGCACCCTGAATGCCGGTGCGGACCCCACTCGGTGGGGCAACAACGAACCCGGCCGTTGCTACGCGGAGACCGTCGGTGTGCCTTCCGAGGAATGGGCGGTCAAGGCCCGTACCTTCAAGATCACACCGGCTGAGCGCAGGGCTTCGATCGAGATGGCCGACGAGGCAGGCCGGGCACGTATAGATGAAGGCACGTTCGACCTGCTCAGCAGGGGTATCCACCGGCCGGTGCGGATGGTCGGAGTTCCCCAGATTCCGGATCTCTCGCAGGCTCCGACGGTTGAGCTTCCGACCGTCGCTGACCGGCCGACCTTGACCATGGTCAAGAACGAGGAGGTCCCGGGGGAGCGTCCCCCGCCGGACGTCGCCCGGGAAATGATGATGGACCGGCTGAGCGAGCTGGAGGACGCGGGCAAGACGATCGTGGTTGTGGCCGATTTCGCCCCGGTGGCCGATCTGCTGGAGCGTCACCGGACCTGGCCCTACACCGAACTCCGCCGGATTGAGAGGACGGGCCGGGTGGAGAAGGTCAAGGAAGTGGCAGGTCAGTGGCGTATCGTGCCCAAGGCCATGATCAAAGATCAAGAAAAAATGTAGATGTATGTAGAAGGTGCATCGGTGTAAGGGGCTGTGAACCGGTCCGTGAACCAGGGTGTGATCATCCTGTGATCGGACCGGTGAATTGATGAGTGATCGACTCCCAAGCTGGGGGTCCACGCGAAGTAAACGAGGAGGATCACAGGATGCCCACCGAGGAAGATCGAGTACGCCTCGCGGAGATCGTGGAGTACACCCGCCATGATCTTGCGCGCCGGGATGCGGCTGCCGATGTCGTCCCGGGCGGAGCGCAGCACGTGCACATCCATCACCACTACGCGCCGCCCCCGGCCCCCGTGCCGGTGCCCGAGATGGACATCGCGAGCAGGTACGCCGGGCACTTCGTCCTCGCGGTGTGGGCCATGATCGCCATGGCCGGGGTCGCAGTCGTCTTCGTCATGATCGCGCAGGCGCTCATGATCGCGATGATCTCCCTGGCGATCTGCGCTCTGGCCTTCGCGGCGATGATCAAGTCTCTGCGCTACAGCAAGATCGACAAGCAGCTGGCGGACCAGCGCTCTCGCGGGCGCACGCGTAAGTGAGAGAGCGAGCACATGGATGCCCCCGGCCTACCGGCTGGGGGCATCTTTGGTCTAAAGAATCTTGAACTATTTTCTGGCACCCCCTCTGAGCTGCGACGATGCACCATAAGATCATTTGACATGGGGAATGGCCCGCTGTATGTTTGTGTTGTACCGAAAGAACAACAACAGAACAGCGGGAGCGGCACCGGGAGACCAGAAGATCATCTAGGAATGATCGAATCGCCCGGCCACCGCAGAAAGATCGAAAGATCCCCGCCAACTGATCCATAAGGTATCGGCCCTAGATGACCGAAGCGCTCGGAGATAAGGCCCCCGAAAAGGCTAAGACCGCAGCAGAGACCATCGACAGAGTCTCGAAACGAAAAGCCGAAAGGCGAGCAAGATGATCGAATCCCCCGGTCGATCCCGGGGGCGATCATGCTTCACCGGCCGCCGCCGTGATCACCGGGTTCGCTCGTACCCCTAAACGATGCTAGATCGAGTCGGCGGCCAGCATGCTTCGAGGGCAGACAGTATGAGCCGGTTCGAATCCGGCCCGAAGCACTAGATCAGCGCGACGACGAGAGGCATCGTTCCTCAATCGCAAGTCGCGCTGATCTTCACCTACGGACCAAGGAGCCGATCATGTCGAACACTTCTTCCGCTCGCTCGTTCCAGGAAGCACAAGCTGCGCTTGCTTCCATCGACGCTTTCGGCCTCGACGCCGAGATCGTCCGCTACATCTACACCGGCCGCGACCGGGACAACGAGATCTTGAACGAGCAGGAAGCACCTCTTCCGACCTGGTACCCCACCGGCCGCACCTACCGTGGGCTCGCGTACTGATCACCGCCCGGGTGCACGATCTTCGGATCGTGCACCCCACGAGGTAGATCAGCCTCTCACCACACGGACTCAGGAGCCGACATGCTGAACATCACGACGAACGACGGTCAGGCCGTACAGCTTCACCGCACCCACCTCGTAGCTCAGCACGGGCCGCACGCCGGTCGTACCTTCCGGATTGACGACATCGTCCACGAGGGTGGCAAGCACTTGATCGTGGCCACCCGCAAGCACAACAGCCGGATCCGTCACACGGTCAAGGTTCTCCCGGAGATCTTCGGAATCGTGATCAACGAGGTCGAGGAGATCGGCCGCCAGGTGTGGACCGCGATCAAGTGGGTGTGGCTGAAGGTAGATGAGGGTCTGTACATGGGCACCGCCGCCTTGATCCCGCTCGCGTACTTCGAGCACTACGACCTGGCGACCAAGATCGTTGAGTTCTTCAACACGATCGTCTGACTGGACACGCTTCGAGCGTCCGGCCGCCACCACGGGGCCGGACGTTCGCGGGACTGCCCAGTCCACAGCACGTCAAAGGGAAGTGACCGACATGGCGATTGGAGCAGGCATCCTGATCGCTTACGTGACGATCTCCGCGATCGTCAGAACGATCATCAAGATCCGCAAGGCCAGAAGCAGTAGCAGGTAACGGACCGAGGAGCCGATCATGACGAACAACCTGATCTCGAACATCATGGCGACCAGCACGACCGTGCCCGAGGTGGGCATGGGAGCAACCGTCTTGATGTGGTCGGACCGCGCACCGGTCACCATCGTCAAGGTGATCAAGTTCGCGTCTGGTGCCCGCAAGGGCCAGGTTCGAGAGATCCACGTCACCCCCGACACGTACGAGATCGTTTCTGGGTCCTCGCATGACGGATCCGCTCAGTACGAGATCACCCCGACCGACCCCAAGACCTACGACCGCAAATTGCTGAGGGTCGCGATCTACCGGCCGACCGCGAAGGGCTGGAAGTCGCCTTCCGGGAACTCGCTCTCGATCGGCGTGCGTGACGTCTACTACGACCCGTCGTTCTGATCACCGCCCGGACACACGGACCCGCAAGGGCCCGTGTGTCCTGCGAGGACGATCAGCCCTCAACGATCATCACGGACAAAGGAGCCGATCATGTCGATGACCCGCAAGCACTACGTGGAGTTCGCAGCGATGATCTCTGCCCATCTCGACTCGATCGAGGGGTACAGCGACCGCGCGATCGTCGAGTACGAGATCAACAAGCTCGCCACCGACATGAGTCGGATGTTCAAGCGCGACAACCCGCACTTCGACGTCAGCCGGTTCCGCGAGGCTGCCGGACTGAACAAGGACGGCCGCAACACCCCCGCCCCGTTCTAGTCCCCCCAAGATCCGCCCGGCCGGAAATGCCCCCTCAACATCGACGGGCTTCCGGCCGGGTGCACCATCTCTCAAGACCACACGGACCAAGGAGCCGACCATGATCCCCACTCGCGCCACCGATGAGCAGTTCTCGCGCTACGTCAGCAACATCATGGACGTGTACGCACGAGCCACCGTCGACCAGGAGGCCCGTGGGCGTGCCTGGTACCGCACCGCCCATCAGCTCGCAGATCTGCTGAGCGAGGGCAATGTCCAGGCCGGTGCCGGAGTGCTCGCAGCACTGAGCGCGAACAAGTCATGGAACCTGAATGTCAGGCTCGCGACGAACGCGTTCGAGACCGGCATGCCCAACGGACACGTCAAGGACGCGCTCGTGAAGGTCGCGAAGATCATGGCCGGTGCCGACCCTGCTGACGTCCTGCCGATGTCGAGCAAGACCGGCAACTTTTACCGGGCGATTTTGGACCCGTCAGATCCTGACGCAGTCGTGATCGACCGGCACGCACACGATGTAGCAGTCGGCGAGGTCTTCGGGAACGAAGATCGCGGACTGTCCAACAAGAACAGGTACGCCACGTTGGCGCACGCATACCGCGAGGCCGCTCGACAGCTCGGAGTGCTTCCGTCCACTGTTCAGGCAGTCACGTGGGTCGTACAGACCGAAGCCCGGTCACGCAGAAAGCACGTCTAAGGAACGATCATGGCCACAGGGCGAGAGTTCGAAGAAATGATGTACGCGATGACCGGTCTACCGGCCGACGCTGTCCAGTACGCCACCCCGGGCAAGGCACCGGCCGTGCATCTCGACTTCACCGAGCCTGACTCGGAAGTTGGGGACACCGTGATCTTCCGGGAGTCGCTCGACTGGGGCGACGAATGGGAGTTCGGCCACGTGGCCGTCACTGCCCCCGGGCCCGACAACGACATGATCGTCTTGTGGGACGACGGCACGACAACCGTCGAGATCGTCGCGACAACTCACACGGTCGCCCCGGCGTTCCGGATCCTGCGAGACGAAGCGACCGTTTGATTCCCTGCGCGCGGCGGGTGCCGGTCACGTACCGGCACCCTCCGGGCATCAGGGCCCAAAGGATCAAGGGAGTACCCCATGAAGCTCAACCTCCGCAACGGCAGCCTGATGGAGCTGGACGCCGAACTCCGCGAGCAGAAGGAGCGGCAGGCCGATCTGATCGTTCCCGCTCGCGATCTGTGGTCGCGAAACGGTTCCGTACTGGTCCGTGATGCCGGAGTGCCTGTCTTCTCTGACACCGGGATGACCACCCAGCACCTGAACCTGTCGCCGTCTCCCGTGTTCGACGAGGGTCTGTCCGGCAAGCTGTCCTTGCCGCGTGCCTACGTGCGCACACTGCGCGAGAGCGGCCGGACCGACATCCTCGACAACATGATCAACCGGACGCTCCACGGCAATGAGGACATCCCGAGCGCCGTCGCCGATGACCGGAAGTTCATGGTCCGCACCTTCACCGCCGCGAAAGAGAACGGCGTGGGGTACGCTCGCGCGCTGCTCTCGAACAGCTACAAGCCGATCGACAACTGGGACGTCTTGAACGCGGTGATCATGGGAATGACCGCCGCCGGTCTGGACGCCCACGTCGTCCGACAGGCCGATCTGACGGACCGTCGGATGTACGTCAAGATCGTCGTTCCCGAGGTTCAGGCACTCGCGCCCAACCTCCTCCGCAACTACGTCTCCCCCTACAGCCGGAACCGTGGGGCCGACAACCCGACCGTGTTCGCGGGCCTCGTGATCAAGAACAGTGAGACCGGCGGATCCGCCTTCACGATCACGCCGGAACTGACCGTCGAGATCTGCACCAACGGCATGACGATCACCCAGGACGCGATCCGGAAGACCCACCTCGGGTCCAAGCTCGAAGAGGACGGACTGATCAAGGTCTCGAACGAGACCCAGCAGGCCAACCTCGCGCTGATCACCGCTCAGACGAAGGACGCGGTGAACACCTTCCTGGACGTCGACTACATGAAGAACGTCATCGACCGCATCGAGCGTCAGGCGGGCACCGAACTGGTCGCCCCGCAGGACGTCGTGCAGTCGATCGTCAAGCGGGCAGCGTTCACCGCTGCCGACGCGGACGGGATCATGGACGCCTTCATCAAGGGTGCTGACGTCACCCGTGGCGGGATGTTCAACGCGATCACTGCTTACTCGCAGCGCGTCGAGGACGCCGATCACGCCTACGAAATGGACGCTGACGCCCTCGCGGCCGTCGGTATGGTCGGAGTGTCCGGCCGTTCCGCCTGAACCCTGCCCAACGCCCGGGAATCGCTGCTGTGGCGGTCCCTAGGCCCGAAGTGATGGGATTGCATCACCGACCGGCCGTGCGCCTCACAGAGAGGCGTACAGCCGGTCCACACATGACCCCGCAGGTGCATGCTCGGAGATAGCTACCGGGCCCCTCATCCCCGACGTGCGCACGGTAGGGAGGCGGGTTAAGACCGGTTCGATTCCGGTCGGGGTCACTCATTTGTATGAATGGATACATCCAGTTTTCCCAAGATCAGATGATCTTCCCCGGATAGGAAACGATCATGCGCTCGGCAACTTCATCCAGATTCCTCAGCGATCTTCGCAACGCGATCTTCGATGAGCGACCCGTCACCATCTCCTATGTCACAGAGTCCGGCGATCACGTCGTCCGGACCATCGAGCCCTACTCGATCATGAAGGTCGAGAGTAGCGGGCATCACCTGATCAAGGCCATGGACCGTGAGCGTCTCGCTCACCGGTCCTTCCGGCTGGACCGGATCACCGCCTACACCGTGGCCGGTCACCGAAGCAGGTTTCTGATCAACCGACCCAAGCCGGTTGCCGCGCACGAGATTGAGCGCGGCGATTGGTCCGAAGCAACGTACGACCCGGACGGAGCCTACGGATCATGACGACCGTCTCGACCACGAAGCCCGCCCGCCGGAACCTCCGGCGGGCCACGGCAACGAAGAGCTTGCACGCGATGAGCGATCACCGCTTCTACGCGTATCTGATCTATCGGCTGATCATGGCCGCGTTGATCGCCGCCGTCCTGCTACCGATCACCTGGAAGGCGTGATCATGAGGAACTTCGATGGACCGTCTCCACTCACACAACTCCAGCAGGAGACGGCCGACCAGTTCGGGTACGGGAGCGCGAGGCTCAGTGCCTCACGCCGGACCCTAGACGGGGCCTTGGTCAAGGCTTTTGACCTCGGGGTCGAGGCCATGGGCGCCAGGCCGAGGGTTGTCCCCGACCGCCCGGCCAAATACGTCGTGTCACTGGAGCGCGATTCGATCCAGCTGTACGACGAAGACGATCTTATCCAGTACGACACCAAGGAAGAAGCCGGAGAAGCCATCAGGAACGGCGTCCACGGCGAGGCCGGTACGCGATACGTCCTCCGGGTCGAACTGTCCGTGAACGCCACGTACGACCGAGCATGGATCGCGATCCGCAATGACTGATCACGAACACGTCATCGAGACGACGGCCGCCGATCTCCGGGAGATCATAGAGTCCACCCTCCGGTCTTTCGTGACGTCCGGAGGGGACGGAGACTCAACCGGCGGCGGTCAGTATCCTCTCGGGTCAGCGATCGAAGAGTCCGGAGGAGAGAAATGAAGATGGAGAGAATCCAGATCCGCAAGACTGCCCGGCCGACCACTACTCGACCCGAGGACCACCGGACACCTTCCGGCCGTCCGATGCGCTACTGAGACCGGCGTCCCGCCACCCTCTCCGGGCGGGACGCCACCCAAGCGTCTGTATCCCAGTCGGCAGAGGAACAGCCTCAAAAGCTGAAAGCGCGGGTTCGATCCCCGCCAGGCGCACTCAATCCGGGCCGGGCGGCCCGGTTCTCGTGAGGAGACGAGATCATGACCCACAACGATGACGTGATCCGGGCACTGGCCACCCTCCGCACCTTCACCGGCGCGCACGGGCACATGCTCCCCGGGCAGATCGTCCAGGCAATCAACGTGCTCGACAACGCAGGCGTCTTCGCCGCTCTGGATGAACAGACCGACTACGTCACGGCAGCCGAGATGGCAGCTGAATCCGCCGCGATATCGGCGACTGATCCCTGGACGAACATCGCCCCAGACGAAGCACTTCAGGTGATGCACAACACCTGGAACCGGCGCGATGATCACGGCCACCGGGTGACAGTCAAGAGCGCGGCCGAACGCAAGATGACCGGGGACGACAATCTCCGGTACTCATAACGATCTCCGACACAGCCCCCGCCCGTTGCCCCGTCAGGGAGCACGGTGACCAATCCGGAAGGGCGACCTGAAACAGAGAGATCACATCACCCGGATAGGAACCTCAGGAGAGAGGGATCAATCATGATGACTCGCGAGCGTGCGATGAGGATCATCAACAACGAGATCACGTTCCACCCTATGTGGAAGATCAGTGCGGAACTTCGTCTCTACGACGCGCTGTTCGGAGGGAACACCTTCGGTCTCAGGTTCGCGTACGGGTCGGTGGAGACCAACTTCCTCCCGGACTCGGTCGAGCCGGTGGACATCGACATGACGGCCACGTTCGAGTTCGATCCGTATTGGTCGGAGCAGGATCTTCTGCGCGCCGTCCTCAACACTGCCCTACTCATTCAGGAGCACGAGGCCCGCGAGATGTTCAAGGTCAACGGTGTGGGGGTGTTCAACCCGCACCGGTTGGACGGGAACGAGGCCTGGGACAACACGGCGAAGGTCACCCAGACCCTTGTCACGTCCTCCGCCTGACGGATCACTTGCCCCCGGCCGTCTCTTGTGCGGCCGGGGGCACTGCTGAACCTTCGTAGTACATCCATAAATTTTCCCTTGATCGGGAAGGGTCCGGATCATGAACACCGAAGAGCTGTCCCTGTACGCCATCGACAGCCACCGCCCTATCGTCGTCAGTCCGGAGATCGTCTGCGCCGTGGCGTTCGCCGCCCGGCTGGGATGGAGCGAGAGGACCACCTACCGGTTCGTCACCGCCGTGGTGCTGACCGACAATCTTCGCGATCGAGCCCTGTGGCCGGAGATCATGCGCAAGGTCAAGAACCTTCAGGTAAACGCCGACCTGGCAGCTCTGGAGATCGGCCAAGACGTACGAGGAGACATCGAGTAGTCATGAGGGACGTCCTCGAAACCCAGCTCCGGATGTTCGCCGACCCGATGGCGATCGTCGTCAAGACGGAACGCAAGGCCGGATGGTCGGACGAGAGGCTCCAGAAGGAGCACACCACGGCCGTCAAGAAAGCGATCACCGATCAACGGCTGAAGCTGGTCGAGTGGCGCGAACAGGACGATCTCAAGACGATCGAGGCCGGGAAGTGGAAGGACCCCGAATGGGCGGAGGTCGGCAACTGGGCGTACGGACAAGGCGCGGCAAGGAAGGCTGCCGCCCTGGCCGAACACGCCGAACGGTTCGCCAACATGCGCAAGATCGAAGGGACCCTGAGGGACCCCACCTACTTCAGCAGAGTGACACCGGCCAAAGCCCGCGAGGGATTCGCCAAGGTCGGGTACGCCAAGGACCCGGCAGCGGCCGGTGCCAAAATCATGAGCAAGTACGGCGATCACGCCGTCACGTTCGAGGAGATCTGATCATGGTGTTTCTTGAGAACGCCGACCCGCCCAAGCACACCGGCGGCGAGAGGTTCACCCGGTCATTCGCCCTGCGCGAGCAAGGCAGTGACTACGACATCCGGGGTGAGTACGTCCAGTTCGAGTTCCGCCCCGAGATGGTGTACGTCGTCTGGGAGCGCGCGTTGGGCGGTACCTGGCAGCGCGCGAACTATTTCAAACGAGGCAGCAGGATCGAGGGCCACCGCGTGCTGAAGTCGGGTGAGCTGGGAGATCAGACGGCAATGGCTCAGGTCTTCACCCGTCAGGAGTTCACCGACTACGCCCATAGCATCCCCGGTCTCGTCGAGGCCGTGAAAGAGGCCGAGAAAGGCCTCCCCGAGTAATCATCGGCCGGACAGGCACAGAGAGGCTTGATCATGGCAATCGTGACGATCTTCATAGAGATCGACACCGACACCCCTGTCGAGGCGATCACCTCCGCCTACAACGACATCCCCCGTGAGTTCAACATCGTCGGACAGACGATCGACGACGTACCCGTGGACGAGGAAGGAGACCCGATCTGATGGCGAACGCCGCGTCCGTGAGTAGGTTCCTCGGGGAGCTGATGAACACCCGGAGCATGACCTATACGACCCGGGTCAAGGGCTGGAATCACTTCACCGCCGGGTATCAGGTCACCAGGTACAACGACAAGGGGATCGTCAAGGTCGAGCACACCATGGGGGACGGACGCTCGACGATGGCGTTCCCCGAACGCCGGGCCGGGGTCGCAGCGAAGATCGAGGAATATCGCAAGGAACTGTCTGAGCGATACGACGTCGAGGTCTGCAACGCCGACAACCCGAGCGGGGTGCCCTATCTGCTGGTCCGCTCGTACTGACGTAAGACGGCTGACGGCGGGAGCCGACAATCCCGCCACCCCGGGCCCGTAGCTCAACGGCAGTAGCAAGCCTCGTTGCAGACGACTCCGGTTCGACTCCGGACGGGTCCACGCATCACCTCATCACCCCTAAGGATCAAGGGAGTCGGATCATGTCGGAAGCATACCGACGCGCACGACGGGACAAGGACGGCACCGCCGCCGGGCAGGCGATCATGGACGCCGTCTCGGGGAACTACAGCTCGGACGCGGTGCAGAGCTTGCATCACGTAGCCCGGATGAATCAGACGGAGATCAACGCTCCGGATATCGAGGAGGAGGAGGCCCAGACCGCCAACGTCCAGGTGAACAACTTCTTCGGCCGGGGGAGGCGGAAGGCATGAGGGCTGTCAAGACCAACGCCTTCATCTGGGCAGCCGTGATCGTGGTCATCGGGCTTAACGAGAGCCTGGCACTGCCTGCCGCAATCGTCGGCTTTCTGTTCGCGGTCATTCCGGCGTTCACCGCTCCCAAGGTGGTCCCGGTCAGCAACCACGAGAACGGCCACCACGCCGGAACGCTGTACCGGCTGGAGCATCCCGGCCAGCATCAGATGCCCCGCAATCCGTTGCCGGGCGACTACAAGTAGATAGCATCGGCCGGACGGGAGCCGTAATCCCGTCACCGCCCCTGTAGCTCAATGGCAGAGCCGCTGTTTCGTAATCAGCAGACGTCGGTTCGACACCGGCCGGGGGCTCTTGTGTTGCCCGGAGAGGGAGAAAGGATCATGAGCAGACACGACTACATCTATCAGGGCGTGATCGTCGATACGGTCGACCACAAACGTGGAAGTCTGTGGGGTCATGCCCGGGATGACGATGAAGAGATCCACCCCAAGGATCTGATCGACACCGCGATTCGGAAGTTCACCGAGGACCCTCAGCTGATCGCGAAGGGCTGGGACAAAGACAAGATCAAAGTCACCTGGTTCGTCTGGACCGAAGACCCGATACACGAGATCGAAGAGGACTGATCATGGAGCGCGGTTTCGAGATCTTGACGCTGCCCTACATGCCCGCGTATCACACCTGGCAGGAACACCTCGACGGATGCGCGCAGTGTCTCAAGGTCGAATTGCGTGCGACGCAGGGGGAGATGGTTCCGGACAGCGAACTCTGCTCGATCGGTGAGCCCCTGGTTCACGAGCTGGAGGACGCGATCTTTCAGCAGCACATCCTGTCCGTACAGAACTGAGGAGAGTTCATGTGGGTCTGGGTGATCGACGCGGCTCTGGGGATGGCCGGTTACGGGGGCGTCAAGGCGACGCTCAAGTACCTCGCCACCGGCCAGAAGCCGGGTGACGGAAAGTCCAAGAAGGGCGGAAAGTGATCATGGCGTGGTTCAGGAAGAACGACACCGAGGACAGTGCGCGGGACATGGTCGGCCGGAACCCGACCGGACGTGAGCGCAGGCCTTCGGCCGGTCAGCGTCGCAAGGCGGCGCGTCGACTCGAACAGGATCTGAAGGGATCCAAGTACGAACGATGATCCGGCTACTGGGCATGGTGGGCGTCTCCGGACGTCCACCGTGCCAGGCAACCGGCCTGAGTAGGAGGAACATCATGGGTCTCAGATTCCGGAAGAGGTTCAAGCTCTTCCCCGGTGTCTTCATCAACGTGAGCAAGTCAGGGCTGTCGACCACCCTCAAGGCGGGGCCGGTCAGTCACACCACCGGCCACGGCCGGAAGACCACCTCCGTCAACCTGCCCGGCCCGTTCGGCTGGACGAAGACGACCAGGAAGGGGCGCCAGTCATGACACAGTCAGGAGTCCACAAGGCACCGGCCCGGGTGTACCCGACCGACCCCAAGAAGGTGGCCGCAGAGACCCTGCGGCTGATCCGGCTCAACTGGGAACGGTTCGACATGCATACCTGGGCGGACCTGGAGGAAGACGCCGTGGTCTTTCCGGACGGGGACTACTGCGGCACATCCATGTGCGCGGCCGGGTGGGCAGTCCACGCTGCCGGATGGGTGATCAAGTTCATTTTCAGCGAGCGTGGTGAATGGATGGTCAGGACCACGGACCCGGAGAGCGGGGAAGAGCTGAGCATCCCCTTCGCCGCTGCCAAGATCCTTAATCTGACCTACGACCAGACGTTCTGGTTCGCCTCGGAAGAGGCGGCCCTCAACCGTCTGCAAGCCATCGCCGACGGACACCCCGTCAGCAACTTCGAAAGCGGGAGGCGGGACGAGCAGTCATGAACAACACCGAGCGCCTACTCTCCGACGCACTGATCAAGGGGCTCGGGTACACCCGCGAAGCGGCCGATCACACCGTGATCGAATACCGGATCGATGTCCTGGAGGACAGTGATCACGAGGCGTACCGGATCCTGGCCGACAACATCAGGTCAGCGATCCGGGAGGACGGCACAGACCCCTGCGTCTGGACGGCCGGTCGGTCGGAGTTGTCGGCGATCACGCTATATGTGCTCTGGCTGCCAGACATGATCAAGCATCAGACGGCCGGAAACATCTACAGGGAGTGGATCAACTCTCGGACACCCGGTCAGTGGGAAATGGCGTCAAAGATCGCCGACTCCATAGACCCCTTCGAACGAAGTAGCGGAGGCCAGTGGATCCGCAAGAGCGACGGTCTGCCGGTCCCCTGGCCGATCGTCCGAGACTGAAGAACGAGGAGAAAGATCATGACCACAACCGCAGGCCTGAACCTCGGGGATCTCGTGCATGAGGATCTCAACATGGGGGACGGCGAATACACCCGCCGGACCGTCGAGGTGACCACGATCGAGGACGGCGAGGTCTTCTACCGGGCCTTCCCCCGTCAGGTCTACTTCGTGACCGGCGTGGACGTCCTGACCCGTAAGAAGGTCAAGTGGACGAAGACCCCCTACGACCAGATGAGTGTCACCCGGGCGGTGGATCTGCCCAAGATCTGAGACACTGCGGCCGGGAGCCGCTGCGGCGAGAGCACCCGCAGTGTCTCCCGGATCGTTCCTGGATAGCTCAACATGGCAGAGCGCCGCTGGGGCCGCACCCTGGGGGACGAAGCGGGTTCGAGACCTGCTCCAGGAGCTTCGGCCGGTCAAGATCGTCTTGGCCGGTCAACATCAAACTAAGGAAGATCATGAGCAGGACCAAAGACCAGGCCAGCCGGATAGCGCTCGCCTCCATAGCAGCCGTCGCGGTCCTGCTGTGCATCTTCGTGTTCGCCGCATGCGGAACCACCACTACTCCGGGGTCTTCATCGGTCAGCGGGAGTCCGAGTACGTCGGCACCGGCCGAAACGATCAGTTCCCCCAAGAAGGATGTCGCCGACTGGTACGCCACCGTCGGGCCCGACGTCGACACCTTCATCGCCGATCTGGAGGCCGGAGACTACAGCCACGCCGGTCTCACCCAGATGATCGCTGATGTCCACGCCCTGCAAGTCGATCCGCCGTTCCCCGCGAGCGCTCCGTTCTCCGTCCAACAGTCCTGGAGCAATGCCCTAGACGACTTCAAAACCGGACTGGTGGCCGCACAGAACGGCGATCAGGAGACCGGGGCATCCAAGCTCATGGACGGCACCAGCGAGCTATCGGCGGTGACCGACTACGTCAACAGCCTGAACACCTGAGCAAGAAAGAGCCGCTGTCCCTGGCCTGAGCCGGGGACAGCGGCTTTTTCTTTTTGTCAAGAGGGAGGATGGTTGTACAAAACTACGAGCGCTGAAAGGGGGCCTGTATGGACAGCCTCTGGTCAGCGATCCGAACAGACTGGCACGAAAATGCCGCTTGCTTCGGGACATTCAACCCGATCTTCATGCCAGCAGTGGAGACGGATGCCCTCCTGGAGACCGTCCGCAGCCTGTTCTGCGATCACTGCCCGGTCAGAGCCAAATGCCTCAACTCAGCATTGATCAACAACGACACCGGATTCTGGGGTGGCACATCCACCGAGATCCGGCAGGCGATGAAGCGCAAGCGTCACAGAGCCAAGTGCCCGGCCTGCCTGAGCATCCGGCTCGTGATCATCGATGAGGACGAGACCGACAACGTCTCGCCCTATGAGGTCTGTCTCGCCTGTGGCGCGTCCTGGAAGGGCGAGTCACACCCGGCACCGGCCACGGTTCAAGAGCCACCTACCGTGGAGGCCGAACTCTCATGTGCATGACCCTCGAAGAACTGTCCGATCACACCGCCAACGTCCGAGCCTGCCTCGACGCCAAGCGTCACCAGCTGGCCGATCTCGACCCGGCCACGGCAGCCGTCGTGACTTCTCAGATCAAAGCTCTGACTCCCCGGGTAGCAGAGCTGGAAGCCGCCTGCGATGCTCTCAGGCGGCTTCCCGTTGTGGCTGCTTAGACCACTATGCGTGACTTCTCCCGGCCGTGCTGGAGCGCGTATGCGTACTCCCAAGCATCAAGCCAGCGCCAGGCATTCGGTTCCAGCCGGAGACCGTCGGCCACGACACGCCCTCGCTGCGCCAAGTCCTCGCGCAGCTCCGGGCTTTCCTTCAGTCTCTTGATCGCCTGATACCAGCGACGGGGAGTGTCGGCCAGGATGCCGCACCCGCGCCGGTGCATCCGTTCGTACTCTGCTCGCGGGCTGCCGATCCATGGCACACCGAGTGCGCTCAGCTCCAGTGGCTTGAGCCATGACTTGGCCGCGTTGAACTTCGTATCAGCCAGTGGGCACAGTCCGATGCCCAGCTCAGCCACCGCACCCGGCCACTGGTCGACACCGACCGGATCATGGCCCATTGGGTCTGTGGCGAGCCCGAAGGCTGCTCCGCATCCGGTTGCATCACCTATGACCTGAAAGCCGCCAGGGCCCCCGCCAAACCGCGCCACGGCCCCGCCAAGCACGGAGGGGTCGTCCGGGTGTGAGCCCAGATTGGCAGGCCAGCCCACCAGATCGCTGTCGGTGTGTGGTACGCCGTAGTAGTGCTTCGGCAGATGGTTGTAGATCACTCGCCCACGGCCGTGTCTGGCATAGACGTCGAGCAGAGCAGGCGTCGAGACCGTGACGAGAGTTGCCTCTCGGCAGGACGCGGACAGATTCAGCCAGCTGTTGCGGCTGTAGCTTCCGGTCTGCCGGTTGCGCCTCCATTCATTCTTCGGGTGATAGCCGTCGTACGCCGGGTTCCGGGGGTTGATCCGGGTGAGGTCGTCGTCGATGTCGACGACAACCGCGATCCCCTTCGCCCTCATGATCGGGATGGCCTCGGTCATCCACCGGTGGGTGATCCGCTGGAACACGACCACGTCGGCATCCATATCCAGGACGTCCTCGACATAGGCAGCCTTGTCGTTCTGGCTACCGGCGATCTTCAGCTTGATGTCACGCCGGTCAGGGGTGCGAAGCTCGACCTTGTGGCCCTGCTCGATCAGTGCCTCGCTCGGCCAGATCATGCGGAAGCTGCCACATCCGGTACTGTCGGCCGGATAGACCGTGATCTTCACTTGCCGGACGTCCCGGCCTTGCCGGTAGCGGAGCCTGCGCGAGCGGTCGTCGACTGCCCACGGGGAGTAGCGGCAACTGCCGGTGCCTGTGCCTTCTCCAGCGCGCCGACGCGGATGGCGAGATCGTCGACCTTCTTCTCCAGTGCCTTGATCCGGCCGTTGATCCGGTCGTCCAGGACGGCGAGACCGGCCGCCAGGGCTTGCTCGAACTGCGCGTACAGGGACATGATCAGGGGCCTTCCGTGACGGTGATGTTGAGCTTGAGGGTCTCCAGCTTGGCGGCGATCTCCGCCGGAAGCTGGGAGAGATCGATGGCCGCGAGCGTCGCCTTGATCTCGGTGAGCGAAGATCCGTTCATGGCGGCTTGCGCGAGAGTGTCCCTGGCGGCCTGCTCGGCTGCACTGGCCAGGTCGTACGCACCTCGCAGAACGTTGCGCGGGAGTTGGTTGGCGTTGGTCAGCTTGTCCGGAGCAGTGTCCGGAGCGGGCATCCTGTCCTGATCCCAGACCTGGCTGTAGACCAGTGCCTTGATCTTCGCGTCCACGATCTTGTTGACCTCTGCGGAAAACCACGTCTTGTCCGCCGGTGTGAGCGCCACGTCGTCTATCCCTCCAGCCCATGCGAGCATGCTGGCCCGCGAGTCGAATTGTGCCACGTCGTGATCGATGCCACCGGCTGTCGAGTACTGGTGGAGCAGCCACGCCGAAGTGATGTTGGGTGATCCGGCCGGATATCCGGCGGTCGCGATCCACAGGCCGTCACCGGCGAAACTGCTCCGGTCGAGGCTCTTCCAGAAGTAGCCGTTGCAGTAGAGCACGACTCGATGGCCGGTGCGCCCCTGTACGTAGGAGATCCACGCGTCCTTTTCGGCACTGGACACGCCGGTGTCTTCCCAGTCCAGACAGAGGACGTCTCCCGGGGAGAGAGCCACCTGCGACAGCATGTGATCAGCCTGACTGATCATGTTGCCGGGCCGGACGAAGTGATAGAAGCCGATCACCAGTCCTGCGTCACGGCCGGTCTGCCGTTGCTGAACCCACTTCGGGTTGACGTACGACGTACCCTCGGTCAGCTTGATGAACACGAAGTCGATGCCGGATTCCCAGCCGGACGCCGCCTGATAGTTGGAGACATCCACTCCCTTGATCATGACCTCTCCTCAGAACGGGATGACGTGGATCGAGCGGAAGGTGTAGGTGGCCGTTCCCGAGCTGGCCGCGTACTTCGCCTTGAAGGTGTTGTTCCCCGGAGTGAGAGAAGTGGTCCGGAACCAGCGGGACGTATAGATCGCGAACGTCGTGGTTCCAGGGTTGACCATACCGGCCGCCCACGTGTCCGATGCCGCAATCGTCGTCGCTCCGGACACCTCCCAAGACATCTTCGTACTTGGGGTGGCCACTGTGTTCGGGCCAATACGCCCTCCCACAATCACCAGGGCAATGGTGCCGGTGGCGCACGTCACCGATGGGCCGGGAGTGGCAGGATCGGCGTAGGTGGCTGACGTCACGGTCTCGCCGGTGGCGACGGTGGCCGTGGCCGGGAGACGCTCCACTACCGCGTTGGCAGCTGAGGTGACTGGGAAGCTACCCGGCGTCAAGCAGGCAGCAGCCTCCGACACGAGCAGATTGTCCCGGATGTACTGGTTGAACTGAGCTGCCGAGACCATGCTTCCGGAGATCGCCGTGTACGGAGATGTCCAGGCCATGTGATCACCCCCTCAGAACGGCAAGACGTTGATGTTACGGACGCTGTAGGTGCCGGTGCCGGAACTGACCGAGTACTTGGCGGTGAAGGTGTTCAGGCCAGGAGTCAGACCGGTGGCCAGGTACGTCCGGCAGGTGTACACGACCATGGTTGTCGTGCCGGAGTTGACTTGTCCGGCCGCCCAGTCGTCGGCCGCCGTGATGGACGATGCCCCGCTGATCTCCCAGCTCATCTTCGTGCTCGGAGTGGCGACAGTGTTCGGGCCGATGCGGCCTCCGACGGTGACCAGAGCAGTGCTGCCGGTAGACAGAGTGACGGTCGGTCCGGCGATCCCATCGTCCAGGTCGGTGTAACTGGTGGACGAGGTGACGGAAGACGCGTTGAGAGTCTGCTGACCGATCAGCCGTTCCACGATCTGATTGGTCCCGGCCGTGACGAAGTATCCACCGATATTGGCCGCGTGCGCCACGGCTGTCTCGTTCAGGTTGTCCCTGACGTAGGTGTTGTACTGAGCGGCCGTGAAGACGCTACCGGCCACCGCCGTCATGGGAGCAGTCCATGCCATGATCAGTCACCCCAGATCCGGCTGTTGGGTGACACCCTCGTCGTTGTCCCCGGGAGCAGGGACGAAGCCAGGCTGCCGCTTGTAGATCGCATTCCGGGTGGCGGTCATGGTCGCCTGGAGAGCCACGTCAGTGGTGACTCCGGCGTCCACCAGAGTCTTGAGGATCACAGCCGTGGTCAGATCGATGGACAGGACAATCGCCCGCTGTTCAAGCGGACCCCGGGCGAGGTCGGACCCGAGCTGTCTGGCGATGAACTGCTGAGCGTCCCAGAGCTGATTGACATAGGCGCGAATGGTGGCCATGTTCCACCCTCTACGAGATGTAAGAGCCCTCTACGAAAGTGGCTCGGACGGTGTAGTCGGACGGATCATGAGTGCTGGCTGAAACGACGAACGTAACGGAGGACGGATCCACCGATACGGTCAATAGCTGCGCTCCCCCACTTACGAAGGGGACGCTCGTACTCACCAAATTCCCACTCACCGGGACATACCCTGCGGGTGCGTTGATCGTCACGGTCCCTGTTGAGGACACCAGATATCCCGGAAGCGTCTCTGTCGCATCGAGACTGGTCACACGGGCGAGCTTCATTGCGATCTCCTTACAGAGGGATGACGTTGATCTCTCGGAGCTGGAATCCGGCTGTGTTGGATCCGGCCCGGTACTTCATGGTGAAGGTGTTGGACCCGGCGGTCAGTCCGGTGAAGGTGTGCAAGGTCCCGACCCGGATGTACTGACTGATGGGCAGGCCGTCCACGGACGCCTGCCAGTTGTTGCTGGCCGCGACGGAGGACACCCCCGACACGGCGACCGAGCAGGCCGCCTCGCTGTTGGCGGTGGTGTTGGACATGCTCGCGGCGATGGACACGATGGCGATGGTGCCGGTGTTCACCGTGAACGACGGCCCGACCGTGGTCAGGTCTGTGTACGTGGTGGACGCCGTTGTCTGGAGGGTGACCACACTCGCACTGCCCGGAGCCCTGGCGACGATAGCGTTCGCCGCTGTACTGATGAACATCTGTGATGCCGCCGTGGCCTTGGCCGTCGGGCACTCGTTGAGGTTGTCCCGGACGTACTGATTGAACTGGGCGGCCGTGAATGTCGCCCCGGCTACTGCCGTCATCGGACTGGACCATGCCATGTCGTCACACCTCCAGTCCGTGTGCTTCGTTTTCGGCCTTCAGGTCATCGATTGTCTGACCGTGGGGGATGCGGAACCGGGTGGCAACATCGTGGTCGGCCGGATACCAGTTGCGGTTGTCAGGCACCGGCCGCTTCATGAGGACGTCCAGGGCCCGGACCATGAAGTCCTGCGGAGGCCACTCGATCGTTCCCTGCATCCCGCAGTAGGAGCACATATAGAAAGGCCTGGGCTGGATTCGGGGCCCGTTGGGGACGACCGGCATCCACAAGAACTCGACGTTGGCGCAGCCCTCGCGGGGGCAGTCGCCGACCCACTCACCGCAGTAGATGTAGGCCTGCGTCCTCGGTGTCAGTATCTCGGTCATGACTCCCTCACGTCCCGTATAGGCCGTAGTCGAAACGGCCCTGGTTGGGGTCGTCAAAGATGAAGACGGTTCCCGGCCCGTCAGAGGTGATCGGGTCGAACACACCTTGATCGAACCCGGACCCCTTGACGTCGAACCGGAAGGGATTCGCGTTGATCACGAGTTCCTTCTCACAGCCGAAGACCACGGAATGGATCGGTGGCTTCCCCGTCTGATTGAGCCGATCGATTCTGTGGGTGATCTGCTCGATGAAAAAGTCGTCATTGATCAACATCTCATCGTTGCGGATGTGGATCCGGTCGGAGATCATCCGGTTGACGATATGGGCGAAATGCTCCGGGTCGTTAGCTGTCAGTCTGAGCTGGACGGTAGGCCGTCGTTGTGCGTAATGAAGAATGATCATTCCAGCGATGGCGTAAGCATCCTGAGCGTTGGCCCATGGGGCAGTGTTCGGGTAGGAACGCTCGCCGTGATCAGTGATGGACCCAGCGTCGGTCCGAGTGACCTTCGTTGTCCGCCTGACCGGAATGGCTTGCGCCCGGAGCTGAAGGTTGGAAACCGTCACTGCTCCGCCGATGGCCAGGAGAGTCAACGTCACCGACTGTCCGGACGTCCGGGACATGATGATGTTGAGTGTTCCAGCTCCAGTGATCGTGTAGTCGGTGTTCAGTACTGGGGTCACGGCATTGATGAACGGGTCAGAGCCGGAGGCGTCGAGGACCCTGGACTCTCCGATGGCCAAGGCGATCGTGTCGTCCGACGTCCAGACGGAGGACAAGAACGCGTCGGGGGATCGCTCGGCCACGTCGAAACTGACGGAGTTGACGATGTCTCTCCACCCGTGCTGATAGTCGAACGGAGGGGTGAAGCTCAGGCCGGTGGGAGCAGCAGACGTGCAGTCCCCGAGAGCCTTGGACGAGAACGATCCCTGAGAGTTGATCGAGGGGGTCCGCAGGATTCGATGGTGCCTGTCTCGGAAGACGAATGTGTTGTCCGGCGAGACATAGGCGATCGATGGCGGTCCCTCGGACAGGACGAGATCCTGTATCGCGCTGAAGGCGCTCGTACCCTCGACCCACCAGAAGGGAACGATGGTCGCTCCGGGATCGATGTCGCGGCCACCGGCCCAGTTGATCTCATCCAGGATGAACTCGATCAGATCACCGGTGCGCATGGTCATCAGTACTTCGGTCGAGAGGGTCGACCCGTCGATCAGCTTGAGGCCATCAGAGAAGGTGAAGTCAACGGTCCTGTTCTCGAAATCTGCGTGGATGTTGTAGTCATCCACTCGCATCCTGGCGAGGGGGTAGGTGGTCCCCCCGAACACGACCTGGCCTCTCATCTCCCGGGCCGGATCCAAGTCCCCGTACAGCACGCTGGTCGTGTTCTCAGGGCTGTACTTCCGAGACAGATTCAAGAGGGAAAAGGTGCCGGATCCCACCTTCGTCGGGCTGAGCTGCCTGCTTTGGTCCCGGCCGTACTCGATGGTCACCCCACCGGACAGGATGTCGGTGGTGACGTCCTCGCCGGTGTCCGACCAGTCGCCGTCACCGTTCCAGTCGATCGCGAACGTGTAGGCGGGCATGCCGACGCCACAGGCATCCCAGTTGTTGTTGATCTGCGCCGTGGCCGTCGGGTTGAAAGCGTTACCCGTGGACGTCGCAGTCGAGGGGAAGGCGGTGACGGCGGTCGCGATGGCGGCCGGTCGGATCGCGATCGACCACGCCACGCTGCCTTTCTGAGCGAGGCCGGATGCCGTCGTGGTCCTGATCGTCTGGACCCCGGCCACCAAGGCGGCGTTGGAGTCGTACAGGGCCATGGAGAGTTCGCCGAAACCGTCGGTGTCGTCGAACCTCTCGGCATCGGCCCCGGAGCAGGTGAAGGTCCGGGCGGCGTACGCGGACACGGCCCGCACAGATACGAGCCAGTCGTTAGCGTCAGCCGTCGTGAGCTGAGGATGATCGGCAGCCGCGTTGTCGCCGGTGGTGAGATAGGTCCCCTTCTCGCCGATCGGGTTAGTGGCGTGGGTGCCGGACCATGCGGTGATGCAGGCGAGAACGTACGGGTCTCCGGTCGGGTAACTGGAGGTGTCGAACGTCATGCTGACGTTCGCAGGCTCTGCCCCGTTGTCGACCTTCCAGTACACCGAGAGATCCGGATAGGGGTTGGCCCCTGTCTGGTCCCCGACGTCACCGCGACCGAGGAAGTTCCATCCGGCCGTGGCCACACCTTCGTGGCTCTGCGAGTCGATCACACAGGTGAGCAGAAGCAAGTCTCCGGAGGCGTGACCGGCGGGCATCCCCACGTTCTGCGGGGATCCACCGGCCGACACATCGACCTTCAGGCGTGCGCCGACGGCGCGGAATGCGATGGCCACCGGATCACCCCGTTATCGACTTTGGCAGACGGTGGGCATGTGCCAGATCGTCCAAGGCCTTGACGAGCCAGTTCTTGACTTCGGCCTGAGAGCCGATCACTCCGTGATTCTCCAGAACGATGGTGATCGATCCACCCCCGCCAAGCGCGGATTCCTGAGCAGCGGTGCGAACTGTCTCCGGTCGGCCGGTGCCGTTCCATGCCGCTGTCCAGCCGGGCATGAGCTTGCCTCCCCGGTCATAGCCACCGGCCCGGTTGAAGGCGTTGGATAGCGACCCGTACCGACTGAGCGCGTAGCGGAAGGACGCGTAGATGTTGGCGGCCGGGTTGACCGAGACTCCGTAGCTGAAGGGACCGGTGTTGCGATATTTTCCGGCGTATGCCCGGAAGGTACCGGCGATGACCTGCATCAGGCCGACCGAGGGATGCCCGGCCTTCCAGTTGCTGTCCCACTTGTTGACGATGTTCGGGTTACCACCCGACTCCTGCTGCATCCTGCGGAGCACTGTGTTGACCAGGCCGGTGGACTGACCGACCATCTGAAGCATGGTGATGACCAGGCTGCGCCAGTGGTTCGCGCCACCCTTGGGAGCACTGCCGCCACCGGCCACGCCGGACGCCACCATCGCCATGGGCAGTGAGTTGAACAGAGCCTTCTTATGGAGGTCGATCTCCGCTCGGACCGCCTTGGCCATCGCTCCCTTGATCCGGTTGTAGCTCGGGATCCCAGTGAAGCGAGCACCCAGTGTGCCGCCGTTGGCGAAGGCCGGGAGATTGCCACTCTTCGCTGCTGCTCGCATGTCGGAGACAGCACTGTGGCCGCCTGCCCCCTGGACCTCCTTGGCGGACCAGACGTGCTCACCCTTCGACATCAGAACGACGTTGGAGTCTGAGGTCGATGTTCCGGTGGCACCCTTCTCGATCGCACCGCCACCGGCCCGGGTGAATATCTTCGTGCCACCCACCGTGCGGAAGCTGACCGGCACGTTGACCGTCTTGCCGCTCACCCCGCCCAAGGCCTTGTTGACACTGTCGCGGAAGTTCTGGAACGCCCTAACGGCGCTCTTCAGCTTCCCGCCGACACCGGGCACCCATCCGAAGATCTTCGCAGCACCCTTGAGGATGTTGCCGAACACGTCGAGGACGAAGATCAAAGTGGACCGGAAAGCACGAACCATGCCGTTCTTCATGGCGTTGGCCGCACCGGGGATCGTGCTAGTAAAGAAGTGGATGATCGGCTGCACGACGTTCCGGTAGATCGAGTTCCACGCGTCGATGATGAAGCTCTTGGCCTGTCCCCAGTGCTTGATGATGTAGACGACGGCGATGCCGAACGGACCACCAAGCATGCCGATCAGGTACGGCCAGTTGACCTTTATCCAGCGCCAGACTGCCTTACCGGCGTCGAGGACGGCGTGATAGCCGATCACGAGACCGTCCCAGACAGCTTGCATGGCGTGCCAGACGGCGAACGCGGCGACCTTGATCGCGTTCCACGTGTACTTCCATGCAGTCTCGAACCAGGTGGTTCGGCCAGCTATGTAGAGGATGGCACCGACCAGGAGACCGACAGCCATGATCACAAGGCCGATCGGGTTGGCCTCCATGGCGATGTTCCACGCCCACTGCGCAGCCGTGGCAATGCCCGTCCCGATCGCCTGGATACGCTGCCAGACGACAAGGGCCGCGAGCTGAACCCGAGTCGCGATCAGTGCTGCGGAGGTGGATCCGATCGAGAGATTCCACACCCACTGAGCGGCAGCCGCGACACCGGCAACGGCCACCATCGCCTTTTCCTGAGCCCACAGGGCGGCCATCTGGATACGGAGCCCGAGCATCTGCGCTCTGCTCGCGCCGTTGGCTGTGGAGAACGCCCATGTGGCAGCAGCAGCGATGCCGGTATAGACGGCGTACAACTTCATGCCGATGTAAACCGCCGCGAAGATCCCGAGCAGACCGGCGAACGTACCGATCAAGCCCACCACTACGCCCTGATTGTCGGCAAAGAACCCCATGAGGGCACCGACCACCGGCAGAAGCTTGGTCCCTATTTGGATCATCAAGACATCGAGAGTCTGCTTCAGCCGCTGCATCCGGGTGTTGAAGAGGTTCTGAGTGATCGCCCAGCCCTCGACGTCCTTGCTTCCGTTGTGGAAGGACTCGCCGGTCTTCTTGACCCTCTCCTTGAATCCGGCCATGGACTCGCCGGTCAACTGGAGGATCGTGTTGAGGCCGATGGCACCACCGGACATCTTGCGGAGGGCGTCGGTGTACGTCTTGGCGTCCGGGCCACCGGACTTGAGTTCCCTGCTGAAGCCATGGGACCGGTCCACCAGAGTCTTGAAGTTGCGGAGCATCGGCGCCTGCCGAACGTCCACGTCCTTCATGTTCTGGTTCCAGTCCTCCAAACTGATCTTGCCCTCCAGATAGCCCTTCGCTACCTTCTTCAGTTCCGGAGGCATCTTGCCGAGTTCGATCTGAGCGTTCTTGGCGGACTGCTTCGTACCCTCGAAGGCGGACAAGAGGATCTTGCCACTCGGGCCCATCTTGCTCAGGATGGTGGACGTCAAAAGATCAAAGGTTCCGGTGAGCCCTCGCTTGCCGAGATTCATGCTGACGTCATTGGCGGAGAGACCGAAGCGTTGCATCTCTCGCATGGCGACGTTGTTCGGAGCAGCCAGCTGCCGGATCGTCGCGGCGAGTTCCTGAGTCGCCTCGCGCGCCGACGTACCATGCTGGGTCAGAGTCGCGATGGCACCGCCAACCTCCTCGAAGGAGATCTTGTTGGCGCTGGCGATTGGCAGGACGGTGGAGAGAGCACTGGAGAACTCCTCCATGGTGATCTTGCCCTCACCGGCCGAGGTCTTCAGGGCGTTCATGACCCGGACGCTGTCGGTCACCTTCAGGTGGTAGCTCGCCATGACGCTGGTCATGGCGTTGGTGACGTCCGCCAGGTTCGCGTTCTCCTCCTTCGCGCCCTGTGCCGCAGCCTTCAGCACCTTCAGGCCACCGGCCCCCCGGAACCCGGCCTTCTCGATGGTGTACATACCATCGGTCAAGTTCTTGATCCCCGTACCGGTGCCCTTTGAGATGTCGAGGATGCCTGACCGTACGACCTTCAGACCCTTGGCAGACTCACCGGCCGCCGTCTGGAGAACAGCAGTCTCAGCTTGGAAATCACCGGCCATTTTGACAGCGGCCACGGCCACACCAGCGCCGACGAGAGTGACGCCCTTGCCGATCTTGGCCATGGACGGAAGGACGGTAGCGGCGGCAGCCTTCAGGCCACGGGTGGACCCGTCCAACTGAGACCGGGCCGTCCGCATGGACGTCATGAGCTGAGGACCGAACTTTTTGAAATCCGGGAGGATCTCTACGAGACCCCGGCCGACGATCTCAGTTGCCGCCATCGAGAGTCACCCCCTGCATATCCAGGAAGGACTGAGACGCGTCTTCATCTCCGGACCACCACCACGGGGCTCCGGCATCTACTTCCGCAATCTCACGCTCAGGGGCACCAGGCAGACGCCAAGAGGCCACGCCGATCTGACCGTCGAACGCTGCGCGTGCGGCTTCCATCGTCTGACCCTCTTCGGTGACCAAGCTGTTCACCATCGCGTTATAGATCACATTCAGGAACTGATCGAGGGGAAGATCTAGGAGGTCGACTCCTCGCCCGGCATGTTCACCGTCGAGCTGATGCCAGTTACCGGGTCGGGCGGCCCAGTTGCAGAGCTGACCGACGGTTCCATAGGGCGCAGGCCGTACTCACCCATGACCCACTCGATGACCGCATTCACCTGATTGAGGTCGATCGGCTGATCAGAATCAGCCATGCGGATCTCGAACCTCTTGTATGACTCGGGCTTGAGAGCAGCCTCCAAGATCGACATCATGGCGGCCATCTGATCTTCGCCAGTGCTCTTCTCGGTGATCGCGTCGAACTTCACGGCGAAGTTCATCAGCACCCGAGCGGGCAACGCGGGCGCGCAATGGAACACATCATCGTCGATCTTGAAGCTGATCGACGGCCTGTCCTGGGTGAAATCTCTCATGATCGGCACCATACCGGCGCAGAAACCATGATCTTTCCGGACGCGTAGCTATGCACCGCACAGGCATATATACGATCACGACGGGTGAGAATAAAAGAAGTTACTACTTCGTAGAGTAGTAAAAGCCACAGGTGCCCGCCTAATGAGATCGTTTGGGTACCCGTGTGGGATTGCATCACCTTCGGTTTTGGGGGATTTCCGCAGGTCAGAGCTTTATCAATACCAGCGGGTAGCTTCGAAGCTCTGTGTTGATGGCTCCGGCTGCATACTTCTCAAAGCGTCCTGGAGGCCAACATCGCCTTCATCAGAAAGTTGTTTGCCTTGGTGCCCGGGTGATGAACCATACGGGCGTACACAACCTTGCCGCTGACCACGAATCTCAACATCTTTTTGTTCCTGGCAACGATCACGTGGGGCTTCGTGCCGTGGAGAACGAAGTGAGTCGCCGGGTGATCGGAGATCACGATGCCGAGTCCACCGGCCATCGGTGAGACCGTGACCCTGATGTGTTGCTTCATGGTTCCGGGCGCAGTGATCTTCGCGATGGCTGCCGTCTTGTAGGTGATCTTCGCGACCATCTCACGGCTCGCCTTCTCGCGGAGACGACGGACAGCGGCCGGATTGATCGTTACGAAGTCACCGGCCATCACCCCACCGCCAGTCCGGCGTACAGCCGGAGTTCGGATCCGGCGCATGCGCCTTCGGGCCCGAGGAACAACTGATCACGAATGAAGTAGTCGAGACGCTGCGGGATGTCTTCCTTCAGCGAGCACAACGCCTTCGTGACCGACCGGCGTACCTGATTGGCGTCGATCAAGGTCTGTTTCGCGGCGTCCGACAGAGCAGTCACCGTAGGGGCCTGCTGACCATTCAACGCCTGCGGCGCGCATCGGACGATCTGGACGGAGATCTCTGCCAGCTCGTAGGCCGGAGAACAGCTGCCCATCAGAACCAGCGTGACCTGTTCGGTGGGGAAAGCCTCGGTCGGCGCGACCCGAGTCACCGACACCGCGAGCTGTCCATCACAGCAGTCGTCCCAGGCGATCTGGCCGGTGGTGATCAACGCACGGTTCACGGCCTTGGTGATGGCACCGTTGGCGGCTGCCAAGATCGCCGTTGCCACGGTGTACCACTTGTCGTCACCACTGATCACAGCGGATACCTTTCCCAGACCTTCGCCAGGGTGTTCAGATCACGGACTCGCTGCCACTTCCCGATGGGCCCGAAGTTGAACACATAGACCTCGAAGTTCCTCATGTCCCGGGCCCACTTCCACTGCTTCCACCAGCGCTTCATGACGGCCGCCGGTGCGCGACTCTGTCGACGCTGTAGACCCTGGACCTGTTCATCAGCCGGTTGGGATTGGCCCATGCCAGGAACATGTCGGTGAGATAGAGACCTGTCCGGCCGTCCTTGAACAGCTCTCCGAAATCAGGGATGGAGACCGTCACGCCCTGCCTGGTCAACTGAGTCACGCCGGGAGGCAGACGGCAATCTTCACCGGCCATCGCCCTGAGCAACTCGCAGGTGAGTTCGCCCATGGCCAGCTGCCCGATCTCCGGGACGTCCTCGCCGTACAGAGCGGTCACCGACCAGGTCCCGACCTGGCTGTCGTCCTTGTTCAGGTCGTTGCACCGGGGCCACTTCTGGCCGTCTGTCCGGATCAGAAGCCGGTTGTTGTCGACTCGGTAGATGCCGGTCACAGCCACGCCGTCAAGCTTGACGTTGACGATCGAACTGACCGGGCTGGGGAGAATCACCTCGGAGATCTCAGCACACGAGCATGTGCCCGAGCACCCGCCACAGCCCATCGAAAACCACGGCCAGCCGTTCATCGATCCCGCGTAGCTCCAACTCGTGGTCCACGGAGGGCCGTACGTCAGCCACCAGGGGGAGTCATAGCACTCCTTCCGGCACGGCCGGAGAGTCACCTGACAGGTTCCGAAGCGTCGGCCGGACAACCCCCAGAGCACCTGAGTGGCGGCGGTTGCCGCGATGCCGGTGGCTGTCGGCGATGCGGTCGAGACATCGCATGTCCAACGGGGGGTCCAGTTCGAGCACGGGCCGAAATCAGCAGTCATGATCCCCTCAGATCGCCGGGACCGGGCCGACGGCCGCACGGACGTCGAACTTGATCAGGATGGAGTCATACCGGAGTGCGCCATTGCCGACCCACATCTCGGCCTGATAGCTACCAGCCGTAGCGAACTCAGTGCCTACCCACGTGTAGGTGATGATGCCGCTGGCCGGGGTGGAGACAGTCGCGTTGTAGGTCGTCGCCGTCCCGTACTTCTCCTTGACGACGAACTTGGCGGTATAGCCGGTGAGGTTGATCGCCACCCCGGCGGAGTCGAGAAACTGATAGGTCAAGGGCGGAGGCTTCTCGCCGACCACGTAGGGTCCGGCGACCACACTTGGGGACGTCATGCGTGGCCCACCTCCTGTCCTGACACGTCTTGATCAGGCTCTGCGCCCGACACAGACGATACCGGCTCCCGGCCCGATGATCCGCCGGGCTCTCGGCTGGACACAGAGATCGCGGCAGGCTCACGTCCAGATACCCCGGCACTGTCTTGGCCGGTCAAGATCGTTCCGACTTCTCGGCCGGACAGAGCAGAGGACTCTCGGCCGGTGAAGATCATATTGGCCGGTTCGCGCCCGTAGGCTCCGCCAGGCTCTGCACTCGCCATCGCGTACGCGGGCTCTCGGCCGGTCAAGATCGTATTTGGCTCTCGGCCGGACACGTCCTCATGGCTGACCGGCGGCAGGCTGACGTCGAATGCACTGCCGGTGCCGGAAGCGAATCCGGCATTGATCATGATGGCGGTGAAGTCGTCCAGAGCAGAGCCGGTAGCGGTTGCCACGTCAGCGAAAGCAGTGACCCCGGAAGTTGTCGACACCGTTGCGTCGAGGGCGTTGCCTGTACCCTGACCGACGTCGGCTGACACAGCCATGGCGGTCATAGGGTCGGACGCGATACCGGCCGCCGTGGCGAAGCCACCAGCGCCCGCCAGAGCGGTCGTAGGGTCGAGGGCTGTACTGGTGCTCGCGGAGACCCCAGGGAGCGCGGTGGTGCCCCCGGCAGTGTCGCTGGCGGTACCGGCACCGCTCGCGACTCCGTCTGTCGCGGTCAGTGCAGATGTCACGTCCGAGGCAGATCCGGCCGCTGAAGCCAGACCGGCCAGAACGATCACAGACGCCTGAGTATCCGAAGCGCTGCCGGTGCCGGATGCGAAATCGGACAGAGCACCCAGGGCGGCAGTGACGTCGAGAGCACTGCCGGTGGATGTCGCCACATCAGCGTTCGCGGTGGTCGCACCCGAGACGTTGGCGGTGGCGTCAAAGGCGTTGGCGGTGGCCGTGGCGACGTCGGGTAGCGCGGTGATACTGGGCGTCGAGTCGAGAGCTGAACCAGCGCCAGACGCGATGTCAGCCGTTCCAGTGAGGCTGATCGCCATATCGCTCGCGGTGCCGGTCGAGCTGGCAGCTCCGGGCAGTGCAGCGAGTGCGGCAGTCGTGTCGAGTCCTGCGCCGGTGCCGGACGCGATACCGACAGTGACTACCAGGTCAATGGATCCGGAGTCACTTGCAGTGCCAGTGCCTGATCCCACGCCGGGCAGAGCACCGAGGGCAGCCGTGACGTCACTCGCGTTGCCGGTGCCGGATGCGATGTCGGCCACAGCAGTGATCCCCGGCTGGCCGGTGGCATCGAAAGCTGTGCCAGTGCTGGTGGCTACGTCCGGCAGTGCGACCAGTTGCGACGAGACATCGAATGCTGTACCAGCCGACCCGTTCGCAGCACTGGGAAGTGCGATGAGTTGCGACGAGACATCGAATGCCGAACCAGTGCCGGATGCGATATCCGCCGTGGAGGAGATCGACACAGCGACGTCAAATGCGGTACCGGCACCGCTCGACATACCCGGGAAGATCGACAGCGAGATCGTGACGTCAGAAGCAGTCGCCGTCGCCGTCGCGATGTCAGGCAGACCAGAGATCGCCACGACAGCGTCAAAGGCGGTACCGGCCGAACCGGTGGTGACCTCAGGCAAAGCACCGATCGCAGCGGTGGCGTCGGATGCTGATCCGGAAGCAGTCGCGATTCCAGCCGTGGCAACGACGTCATTGGCTGTTGCGAACTGGAACGGCTGGATGATCGTGATGTACGAACCGGCGGGCTTTACCCGCCCCAGCCTGGCCATTACGCCTCGAAGAGGATGTACGCGATAGCCGTCACAGAGGCTGCTGTGTTGATCCGGAGTTGGCAGAACTTGGACGGCAGGACGATGCAGTCACGTCCAAGTGGCCACTGTTGAGCAAACTGGGTAGTTGGCGAGACAAAGGCACCCCAGTACTGACGCTCTGTGGTGTTGGTAGTGATCGCTCCGTTGCCGAAGCCTGAAGATCCAGTGCCCATGGTCAGGTTGGACACCACTGAACTGTCACTGATGGGCATGATCGTACTTGTACTGTGCGCCGTGGTCATCGTGGACGCGGCCGACGCCTGCGCGAGCGTGCAGATGGCAGAGGCGGCGGCTGCGAACGCGTTGAAACTGATCCCTACCTCGACCAGCCGGAGGTCGTCACCGGCCGGGGTGGCGAGCTGGATAGCAACCTTGGCACCGGCCGCGTAGATGGTGCCGCCCATCTGTCCGGTGGTGGCGTCGATCGCGCAGTTGAAGGCGGAATACAGAGTCATGGCCGGTCACCTCACCGCTGCTCGGTTGACGCTCTGGAGGACGGACACGGGAGCAGGGACGGAGAGCTGCCGGGCCAAAAGAATCGTGTCCAGGAAGACGGTGTCACCCGTCGCCATCCCCGAGACGTACTCGAAGTTGAACCGGGCGAAAGCGGCGGTGGCAGGAGAGGCCGCGAGGATTGAGGGAACGGAGTACGTCCACTGGTTCTGCACTGCTGCCGTGTTAGCCCACACTGGGGAGAAGTCGGAGATGTAGACCTGGCCGCTCGTGTACCACTCACCTTTGACGTGGAAGACTCCGGCCGCCACTGCCGTGAACACGGAGTAGCTCGCTACGTACAAGGTGTTGGCAACGACAGGGATCTCTGTGTTGCCGTTGACCGACATCGACCCGGTACCGGTGCCGCGCACATGCTTGCAGGAGAACGTCCCTTGATTGGCCGGATCAGTGGTCCCGTTGCTCTGGCCGACCGCCGACGCCTGACCGCCGGAGAGCTGCCACACCCCCGGAAACCCCGCTTCGAAGCTCTGCGCGTTGGCGCTGACAACGTTTGGACCCCATTGCGCGGCCGACTTGATGACCGTCATGAAGTACCTCCCTCAGGCGGCGACACCGAACGCGAGGAGGTAACCGGCATCAGCTGATACACCGGCCGGGATGGTGATGATCGTGTTGGCAGACGCAACAGCGGCGACGGCACCGGCCACGGTGGTTCCGAGCAAGACAGCTCGCTTGACCACGGTGAAGTCTTGCGCAAGGTCAACAGTGTCGCCGGTGGTGATGTTGCGCAGGGCGTACAGCGCGGTGCGCTCGGCCAAGCCGTCTTGCCACTGCTTCGGGTACCGGGGCGGATCGAGGGCAGCCATCAGACCACCACGTTCATGATTCCCGAGGCGTTGAAGACCACGGAGAAGGTTCCAGCCGTGACCGACTGGGGGCCACCGAACCAGTTGAAGCACAGTCCCTGATCGGCGATCGTGCCGCCAGTGATCGTGTCGTCGTAGATCAGGCAGCCTTCCACGGATGCCATGGTGGCTGTTGCCACCGACGTCAGGTCGGCAGCGTCCAGGGTGATGGTTCCCGCGCTGGCCGCATTCGTCTTGGAGGCCAAGGCCCGGCCACCGGCGACCCAGTCAGTGCCACCGGTCTTCTCGTTCGCCACTACCCACTGCGAGGCAGCGGAGTTGTATCCGCTGGTGGCGAGGGAGGCGTTCCGGTCAGGAGTAATACCGGCGGCAAACAGCGCGCACTTGATCGTGTCGGTCAGGAAGCCGGTGTAGAGAGTGGGGGGAGTGCCACCGGATCCGTTGAAGAGAGGGTTCTTGACCCACTCCTGGAAGATCTTGCTGTTGGCCCATGCCATCGGTCAGCCCACCTTCATCTGCGCCGTAGGCGCGAACACGATCACGTCATTGGAGCCATCATCCCGCTCCGTTACGACGTTCATGACCGGGCGGCCGTCGGCGTCCAGATGGACCAGTTCGTCTCCGATGTAGTCCTCACGCTCGTGCGCGATGACCCGGCACCGCACTCCGGCCGGAACCATGGGGGCGGTGATTCCGGCCAGAGCGCGGCAACTGTGGAATCTGTTCTGCATGTCCCAGGTCGTGACGTCCTCCGCCAAGCAGTTGGGACAGACCCAACGCTTGGGCGGAGGCGACAGAAGGACAGCAGCCATCACAGAGCCGCCAGCGGGTCACAGGCCGCCGTCGGGGGTGCGGTGGTCGTGATGTTCCAGAGCCAGTGTTCGGTACCGGTCACGGTGAATCCGGCCGGGAGCCAGGAAGCACTTCCGTTCTTGGCCAGCCATCCGGTGGTGGCCGACGTCGATACAGCACGGGTCTCCGACATGATCTGAAGGGTGGACCTGGCCAGCTCGATCGTGTAGCCACCGAGCTTAGAGGCTCCACAGTTCGGCCATGCGTTGTAGATGTACTGCTGAAGGCCGGAGGCGTTGCACGCTCCGGATCCGGCGACTTCCTGCCAGACCTCCAGCGAGTAGCGGTTGACCGGCGATCCCTCGGAGACCGCGAAACCGTAGCCGGTCGTCGCGCCCACGGTGAGCGCTCGTGCGCTCGCCATATAGGCGGCACCGAGCACGTTGACCTGACAGAAGTCGATCGTCAGGTTCATGCGCTTGAGAACCGGGTCATCCTTCTGGTTGACACAGACGCCGCCGGACGCAGTGCGCTCGAAGAACTCAACGCCGTCTTCGTACTGCGGGTCCTGCGCCACCTGAGTGAAGGCGGCGTTCACGATCTGCATACCGGACGTGCCGGTGACAGGGTTGCCACAGACGTCCAGTTGGGTCATGCGATAGACGCGCCCCTTAATCGGAGCTGCACAGTTAGACGTGGCCACGGTTCAACTCCTTAGGTAGGCACGCCGAGTTGTATCTGAGTGGCGAACAGGCAGCACTCAAATCCGAGGACGTATACCTGTTCCGCGATCATGTGGTACGTGTTCTCGGTCCGGTCGAACAGCTCAACCAGAGAGCCGATGTTGACCGACGCCTGATAGCCGAAGACTGCTCCGGTGCCGTAGATCCACGTCGAGCCAGCGGCCGGTGTCGACCCCCATGGAGACGTTCCGGCGTATCCCTGACCGACAACCACCCGGTTGCCAGTAACGGTGTAGAGACCGCCGTCCCTCTCCTCGACGAGATCCCAGGCGACGAACGTCGGGAGGGCGACCGTCGGGATGTGGATCACACCTACGCCGTGGTAGCAGGCGGCGAGTGCACCCTGAAGCTGACCGAGGCCATCGGCCACGTCGGTGGTCGCGCTGCCGGTAACGGACGTGTTAGCGGCAGGCTGGAGGGTGATGGTCGAGTTGTTCGGATCGACGATCGCGGCGTTGGCCGCGAGGTGCGGGAAGACCGTGGTCTGAGCCACACCGCCCGAAGTCGTCTTACCGGCCACGCCGGTCCAGAACGCCTTTTCGAGCTGGTAGGCGGACACCTTGTTCAGCGCCGTTTCGGCGATGGTGGCAGCGTCCTGAAGACCGACCGGGGAACAGTCGAACTCCGCATAACAGACGAACGACGTAGCGCCCCGGTTGGTCTGAGTGATGTTCTGCGACAGAGCAGCCTGACCACTGGCCGGTGCGCCACCAGTGCCGGTGACAGCGATGCACTCCTCGTAGAGGGTGTCGCCGTTGCCACAACGCTCGACCCAGGTGATTCCGTTCTGCCAGTGATTCGTGGCTGCCGTCGGCTTCTGGATCGCGTCCCACAGGCCGTACGGCAGCGTGGTGAAGGACGGGCCTTCGACAACCAATCGGGGTCCGGCCATGAGTCACCACCCTTCCATGTGGCCCAGCCGCCCCCTTCCGGGGGCGACTGGGGAGCAGATCAGACCTTGGCTGCCGCGACTCCGGCACCAACATCACCGGAGACCTGGAAGGTGCAGAGGTACTTGCGGGACTCGTGACCGACCTTGGCGATCATGTGGGTCTCTTCGGCCCATGCCGCCGTGAAGTCGTTCTCCGCGTTGAGGACCGAGTCACGGACCACACCGAGGTCGAGGCTCATGCCCTGACCGTGGAGGAAGGTCCCGGCCGCGTAGACCAGGAAGTTGACCGTCACCGGCCAGGTCACCAGCGGGGTGGCCGAACCGGGCATGAGCGCGGCGCGTACCTGGTAGTCGCTGACCCACTGGACACGGACACTCTCGTCGGTGAACAGACTGTCGATCTGCGCGTCCGAGACGGACAGAAGATCGAAGTTGTTGACACCGGGCTTCCACGCCAGGTCGGCGCGGATCGCGGAACGCACCCAGTACGGCATGACGACTTCGAGGACAGCGTCCTCGTCCATCGCGAACCGGTTGCGGTAGTCGGCCGCTGCCAGCGCGACCGCATTCGGGATGCGAGAGGCTGCCGAGTTGGCGGTACCAGCGGTGACGGTGACACCGACCGTGGACCCAGCGTCCACCAGACCGATGAGACGTGCGTTGATCGCGTGGGCGTAGGCCGCGCGCAGAAGACGCAGGAAGTTCTGCGTCTGCTCCGGGTAGGCGGAGTCCGTGAGGTTTCCGGCCGTCAGGGTGAGGCCGTATGCCTCAAGACGCCCGGAGGTGAAGGTCGCACAGGGGACGCGCAGAGTCGGCTTGTTGACGGAGCCGGTCACGGTCGCCTGATCGTCGGCGTCCGACCACAGCCACGGGTCGGAGGTGTTCGCGAAGCTGAATGCGAAGCCACCGAAACCAGAAGCCGGGTTGGAGCCACCGGCCTGGAAGAACACGTCACCGATGGCCGGGCTGACCGGCCACTGGAGGCCACCGCGAGTGACGCCGACGGTGGGGAGGTCGAGCGTGTGGGGAGCGTTTCCGGCGATGTTGAAGAAGTCGTACCGGATCTCGTTCGGCGCACACCAGCCGCCACCTGCGGTCAGGGCCGGGAGGGCTTCCTCCCGCATCGCTTCGAGCATTTCGGCGATCACGAAATGGCCGGTGCGGTCGTCCGCCGTGTGGGCGAACTCGTTCTTGATGCTCGCGACCTTGTGACGCGGGGCCTCGCGCCCGAGGGCGGTGGCCGGGATGTTGTTCGCCTTGTCCATGAACGCCTGAGCCAGCGCCTCCATGGAAGTCAGCGGCTGACCGTTGCCGGAGGCGGTGATCGTCTCCTTGGACACGGCGGGGACGTCGGGCTTAGGAGCGATCTTGGCCGTCGCTCCGAGGGAGGCGACCATACGCTGCGTAGCGTCGTTGACATCGAGGCCTGAACCCCTGCGGTCCCCGAGCACCTTGACCAGAGCGGTCATCGTGCCTCGGGCTGCGGCGGCGGCCAGCGCCTCGTCACGGTCCAGCTCGGTACGAGTCGCGGCAGCAGCTGCCTCGGGGGATCCTTCGGCCGGACCGTTGATGGACTCGTTGATCTCGTTCATCACCCGCTCGGCCTTGAGCTTTGCGGAAGCGGCTTCGGTCGTGGCGCGGACCTCACGGGCCGACAGCTCGGCCTTGATCCGGTTCAGGTGATCGCGCAGCTCGAAGCTGTACGCGAGATCCTGCTCGGTGTAGTTCCCCGGACCCTTGTCGCGGATCTCGTTGAACGATTCGAGCACGCGGGTGTGCAGCTCGGACAGTTCGAGGTCACCGACGTTGATCAGGTCACCCGGGACGGTAAGACGGTCAGACGGCTCGGGCACGGTAACCTCCGACGGATGAGCCGGTACGAGCAGAGCAATGGACGTAGATCTTCGGGCGCAAGGTAGCACCGAAATTCCAGAACTCCAAAGATCGTTGATCTTCGATTCGGCCCGATTAAATCACTGGTCAGAGCCATGCGGACAGCACCGCGCCCCGTCTGGCGAACGAGGAGGAACACCAGACGGGGCGCGGACAGGGCCCCGGACTGCGGCAACGGAACCCCGGTCAGAGAGGGACTACTCGGCCGCTTCCGGGCCGCCGATCGGGGCCGGAGGAGGCGGGGGCGGGGGAGCGGGCTGGTTGCATCCACAACCCAGCTCGATGACTACTCGCATGATCATTCACTCCCTTCGGTGATCTGCCGGAAAAGATCGTCCATGACGATCTTATACGCCTGTGCCCGGACCTCGTCCTCGGACAGTCCGTGGGAGACCGTGAGCTGACCAGCGGCGATGAGAGACTGAAGCTCGCCGGAGGCCACACGTGCCTGCATTTTCGGCACCGGGAATCCGGGCACGTTGACCCCGAGCAGACCGACCAGCCGGAGCTTCCCACCGATCCTGCGCCAGTCGCCGGACACCTGGCCGGACGCCCTCAGCTCGTGAACCAGCAGAGGGTCGGCGTTCGCCCGGATGGCACCGGCCACCCAGATACCGTGCGAGTCGTTGCCGACAGTGACGTCGGCCACCGCATAGCCGGTGTTGTCGTAGTGTTCGGCAGCGGGCTGTGCCTTCATGCTCGTGGACGGGTGACCGGTGTGCACGGTGATCTGGCCGACCGCGACCGGAGTGCCGTCGTTCGTCGACATCTCGCCGGTCATGAAGTACGGGTGTTCGTCCTCGCGCGGAGGCTGGACGCATGTCCCCGTCTGACCGATGTGACAGGACCCCCACTGCGCGGCGTGTCCGTAGACTCGCCCCTCGTCGGTGATCTGGATACCGACCGGCATGCTGAGCTGAGGATTGGCGAACCACTCGGCCGGGGGCTTCCACGTCGGGCCACCGTGAGCGGTCAGGGAAACCGTCAGGCCATCGAGTGTGCGCTTGCGATCCCCCTGATCCTGGACCAGTTCAGGGTGAGTCTGGCCAGCCGCCACAACAGCACCCTCATCGTCTGTGAGCGCGATGTAGGCCTCGACGAACGCCGGAATATCGCACAGTGTGGCCGCTCGGATCCGGCCCCCGTGGTAGACCACCTTCTCGGGCTGCGCGAACAGCATCTCGAAGATGTCTCCCTCATCGGTGCCGTCGCTCGCGTTCTCCGGCCAGACGAACTCGATGTCAGCGTTGCTGATGTCATCGGCGTCGATCGAGATGCCGCGCAGGAAGCCCTCTCCCACGCGCCGGTGAGCCTCGACTCCGTCGGGGTGCCCGAGATCGAAGACTCCCGAGGCCATGATCAGGCCGTTCTCGCGCCAGACCTTGTCGATCCGGCCGACGTTGACCGCCACCGTGTGGGGCTCCCCGCCGTGGCTGTCTTCCTTGTTCCAGCGGAGTGCCATCTCACCGGGGGCGATGTCTTCCGGCCAGTCGAGAGCACCGGGGGCGAACTCCCGGCCGTCGCCGGTCGCCTTCCCCTCAGGGAGTAGGGGGCCGTTCCATCCGGCAGTCTTGGCTGACGCATTGGGCGACTTGATCGCGCCGCACTCGCCGGTGGCCGGATCAAGCTCCATGTTCGGAGGGCAGTCCTGCGCGGCCATAGCCGCACCCCAGGTGATCGTGTCGTACCCGTCCTCCAGCGCGAACGCTGCCACTTCGTCGTCCGTGGCCTTCAGGTTGTCGGGCACCGGCTTACCGGTCGACCGGTAGTGACCACGAAGATGGGACTTTGCGCGAGCGACAGCTGCCGGATCACGTCCAGAGAGCTGGTTGGACCGTCCGGCCGCCGCTGCGAGTCCGTCCTCGTTGAGAGCGCCGCCGGGGTCGTGATGCGGCAGGAAGCACCTGGTCTTGACCGGCTCCGGACCAGCGTCGCACGCTGCGGTGGCCCTCTTGTATTCGTCGTCGGTGAACTTCGACGTCGAACCGTCCCAGGCTGCCGTGACGGTCTCGCCGAACAGGAAGTGTTCGGTGGTGTCCGAGCAATTCTCGCAGCCGTCGTACGCGTACTGGTTGACCTTCTTGCGCTTGTCCTTCTTGGTGCCCGGGTTCGGCTTGCCACCCAGGTCTTCAGTCACTGTGCTCATGCCTTCCTCCTGTACGGCAGCACTGGCGGATTGCCCGCCTCCCCAGACGGCGATCATCGTACCCCGGCATCTCGGACCGCCTGCACAACCGGCGTATCCGCCGGACGGGTAGGCGTCTTTCGCGTCGGTCAGGGTGGTGAACTCCGTACCGTCGATGTCGGTACAGGGCTTGCAGGTGTTCTTGTCCAGGGCTTCGCTCGCGTAGTACGAGGCTGACGGGGCCACGGTGAGCACAGCCATCCGGCCAGCGTTCTGAGCGGCCGACATGGCGGCCCCGATAGCTTCTCTCGGACCGGCGTCCGAGAGAGCCTTCAGGCTGTCATCGACGGTACCGGCCACTTCCCGGCCAGACTTGTTCAGCCCGATCAAAGACATGACCTTGCTGGTCGCCGACCGGACCATGCCGAGTCCGAGATTCTTGGCGGTGAGCTTGGACACCGACGTCAGGACATCGAGAGCAGACGACGCGAGGACAGTGTCCAGATCCCAAGCAGGGACCTTCACACCTTGATGCTCGGCCTCACGCTGCATCTCCTTACCGGCCAGATCAGCCAGCCGACGCATGTGTTTGATCAACAGACGTTCGGTGTCGTCGGTGCTCACGGCCAGCTCTGTGAGATACCCGGGATGATCAGCGTCCATGGCTTCCGTGATCTGCTGCCTAAGCTCAGATCGCTGATCAGCCTCGATCCGGACGTAATCGCCCATCATGCCGGTCACAGCGGACTTCCACTGCTTGTCGACCATGGCGAAGTCGATCCGGCTGCTGGTCTCGATGTCGGTCGGGAGCCGATGCATGACGCCACCGGCCGTGAGTGACGCACTCTCCGGGCCCAGCGGGATGTCGTGATCTTCGTCACCGAAGCTCACTCGGATCCGGTCGAACGTCACCGGTCCAAGACGCTTCTCCAGCTCTTTGGACAGCGTTAGATCATCGGTGTACGCTGCACAAATATAGGCTGCCCACGGAGTGTGCTGCTGCGGAACGTCCGGGTGATAGTGCGTACTCTCCAACGCCTCAACCGCGATCGACTTGGCCCGGATGAGGGGATCACTGCTGCCGTCGGGCTTGTCGCCGACGTTCCACACCCAGCTCGCGCTGTCACCGCCACCGTTCCAGTGAGCGATGCCGAAGACGTTGGCGGTGATCGGTCCGTCGATCTGAAGAGCGGCCAGCGCGGTGAGAATGCCGATCATCTCTCCCCGGGAGTTGTCGTCCCAGCCGGAGACATCATCGCCAATGAAGAACAGCGTCAGGTGAAGATCAGCTGCCTTCTCACCGCCGCGCATCGCGAGACGCTTGGCGTCCTCGACCGTCGGCATGAGAGCAATCATCCCGCCGGACAGATGGGATCCGCTCGCGTCGAATACCGCCGATCGGCGGCCGTGGGCATGCTGGACGTGCCTGCCACGCTGGTGCAGCTCGGCAATATGGGGTCGGGCGGTCCGGTTTTCAGACTCGAACTCGGGAGCCATTCGCCCTTCCCTTCCGGCTGAGCACAGTCGTACCGGTAGGGATCCACCCGGTCGTGTCGAGATAGGGCACGGATGCCCCAACGGTGAACTGTCCGAGCGTGCCCAGTCGGCACTCGTACGTGCCGGTGGCCAATCTGGTCAGATGAGCGTCCTCGGCCGCATGGGTGAACGGGCACCCGTAGGCGTTGTTCCGGCACAGAGGAGGGTGCAGAAGTGTCGGCGGCCGGGTGCCACTGAAGCGGACCGCATGCGGGGCACGGAGCTGATCCAGCACATGATCACTCGTCACCTTCGGCGGGCTACCGGAAGGTGGCTTCCCCGACGGAGGCGTTTGGCCGGGCGGAGCAGTGCCCGGCGGACCGGCCGTCCCGGGCGGGGGAACTGTCTCGTTCTGGGGATTGACGGGGTTGCCACCGGACGCAGGCTCACTGGCCACGGGCTGCTTGAGGACTGTCTTCCCGAGCAGGGCGTCCAGAGCAGACGACGCCAGAGCAGGCATCTTGAGAAGTGCCTTGAGGGCCATCTCCTCAAGTTCCTTGTCGTCCGGCTTGTCGTCCTCGTCGAACCCGCCCTCGCGGCGCAGTGCCTCGCCGGACAGCTCGAACTTGTCGTACGCGTCCTGCGCGTTGGTGCTCCGGTCGGGCCGAATGGCCAGCTCGGACATGTCGTACCAGACGACCCATTGCCCAATGTCTTTCTCACCGGATGCAGCGAGACGAGGCTGAAGATACCCGCGCGTGAGGGAGTCACAGATGAGTTCGGCCATCGGAGCGATGTGGGTCTTCAGTGCACCCTCGTCGAGCTGCCAGGCTGTCCAGTGGTTGACCTTGCCCATGCCGGTGAGTACTTCGGTCGGGATGTCCAGCTTGGTGGCGAGACGGTCGATCGCGCTGTTCCGCTTCTCGATCACCTTCTCGTCGATCTTGAGAGTGAAGTCGTGAAACTTGATCTTGTCTGCCAGGTCGGCCGGTACCCGCATGAGAAGAGGCACGATCGCAGATGCAGTGCCCGGACGTCCGATCGCCTCTGCGGCCAGTTCGACCCATTCGGCAGACATCGGATCGGGCTCGTCGGCGAACTCTTCTCGGACCGGGAAAGAAGCCTCTTCCGGGATGACGTACACACCGGCCGACGCAAGACGAGACAGATACTGAGCGATGATGTGCCGGTTGACCAGATCAAGCTCACGCATGATCGGGCGTGCCGACCGGGCCGGGGAGTCGGCTACGTGATAGAACCTGGCATGCGGACGCCAGACGCGAACCACGAGGGACTCTGATTCGAGATCGACCCAGGTCACATTGGGGATCCGGCCGCCGACCACCTGAAACTTACCGGACGTCGCTCGGACCTCTTCAGCAGATCTGACCATCCAACTGTATGTGTCACCGATCTGCTCGCCGATCAGATATCCCTCGCCGGGCACAGAGAGCTGCGTCACGAGACCGCGCATCATCTGTGCCTGACCTCCGACTCCACCGGCCAGATCCTTGAGAAGCTTCGCGGCCATGGCGTCCGGCGGAACGTCTGAGATCGAAGGCTCGTCCAGATCGGGGTCGAGACGTGCCGCCCGCAGGCGGACCCGGCTCATCATGTTGGACAGCCAGACGATCCCGAAGTTGAATTCTCCCAGCTCATCGTAGAAATCCCAGGCCTCGCGCTGCCAGGAATCCGGAGTCTTGAGCAGCGGGGAGCGAGGCTGCGCGACGATGGATGCGGCAGCCGTCAGTGCCGGAGGCTCGGGCGCAGAGGGCTGCTGTCCGAACCCGAGCGCGTGATACCAAGCCACGATGACCTCCAGCTCTCAGCTGGGGTCAGAGTACAGGCGATCAACGAAACGCTTGAACGATCACGGTGAGCCGGTGATAAAGGCGTCGCACTCCAGAGCCTTGTACCCGGCCTTGATCACCACGAAAGCATGATCGTACTTGGCCGGATCCGGGGCTGCTGCTCGTGCCTTGTCCGACTTGCTGTCCAGGAAGACCTGATACAGCGGGCAGAGAGCTTTCTGGCGTTGGACAGTTTGAGCTGTGTCCAGGCGCTGAGTGAGAGCGTCGATCCGGTGAGTGTTGGAGTTCATCCCGGCCAAGGCGAAAGCGATCACTACGGTAAGGACGACGTCCAGCAGGCCACCGGCTATGGAGATGAACGCCAGTCTGCGGTTCGTCTTGGCCCTGTGCGTCAGAGAGACAAGCTGTTGACCGGAATCCTCGGACAGCTCTTCGACCTCGATCGCGAGGGCACCGGCCAACTCGATCAGCCGGTCAATCCGAGCCCTGTCCGTACTGGGTTCCTTCTCCTCGGACATCTTCGTCTCCCTCGACCACGAGTCGATCCTTCGTGTCCAACTGATCCTGAGCTTCAACGCGGAGAGATCTTACTTCCGCCATCAGCTCTTCAGAGAACGTCTCCAATCTGGTGGCGGTCTTCAGCAGTTCGTCACGGAGCCTTTCGGACTCGGCGATCAGCCGGTCCACTGGGGACAGATGGGCCATGTGGATCAACTCCTGCGGATGGCCGCGAGAGCGTCGGCGACAGCTCGGTTGGCATCCTGGATGGCATGGGCCGAGGCACCCAGAGCAGTGACGTATTCAGTTCTGATGGCCTCGTTGAGCTTGCGTAGCTCTTCTTCGAGCCGGTCTGCTCGTTCACGCTCGCGGTCCGTCTGGGCGGACACACGGTTGAACAGAATTCTGACGGCTGCGAGAGACATAAGAGCGATCACTCCTATGGCCCCGTACTGGAGCAGTACGTTGCTCACAGGGTCTGCCACTGCCATCGGCATGGGGCGCATTGTGTCACGACATGGCAAGGCCCCCGGGTGGATCGGTCCCGGGGGCCTGCGGCCCGGATAGGCAATGCCCAGGTTACTTCACCCAGGGCCAAGCTGCGTCACGGCCGGACGACAGCAGATCGATCATGGTGAACAGCTTGTCGCTGAAGCCCCCGATCTCGTACCGGTTGGGCTGGCTGGTGTCGATGCCGGAGGCCGCGTAGCCAGCGACGTCGACACCGAACAGCGGCACGTTGGCCGGGACCGAGTTGGAGATCGTCGACCAGTACGCTCGGAAAGCTCCGTACTGGCCATCGTGCAGGATGACGACTCGATCGTGGCCGTCGTAATGCTTCTGGAGTGCGTACATGGTGTTGGTGCCGTGACCAACCTCCCCGACCCGCCCGATGATGTCCTGAGTCTGACGGAGGACGGATCCGCCGCTCTGGAGCGGGTGCTCGAACGATCCGTCGGCGAACCCGACCAGGTCGACGTCTGCACCCTTGGCAGCAAGAGTGACGCCGAACAGTGCGGAGACGTCGACTCGTGTGACCTGAGACTTGTCCGACAGGGTGTCCGTCATCGACGCCGACGTGTCGACCAGGACCAGGGTCCGGCCGGTCAAGATCGGAACGTTCTTGGTGGACAGCCCGAGCGCGACGTCCAGCGCGTGACCCCAGCGGAGCGAAGGGGCGGAGCGGTACGCCGACAGGAACCGGTACGGGAACAGCCGGGAGTTGCGGATGGTCGGTTCATCCATCAGCCTGGCGCACACCGAGTATGCGACGTTGTCGGAGACCCCGGCCTGATCGAAGTTGCGCAGATTCCGGATCAGAGCAAAGACTCCCATGTTCGGGATGATCGCCTCCCACACCCGGGCCTTGCCGATCTTGTCACCGACGGCGGACAGTACGTCCTCCCACGTCATACCCGCAGCCTTGAGAACCTCCGGATTCAGCCATGCCGACGTGGCGTCGGGAAGTGCCCGGAGGGACCGGTTGCCTTCGATCATCCGCAGGCTCGCGGGTACCGAGTCGGTGTGACCATGACGACGGTCCAGTGCGTACTTGAACAGATCGCCCTGCCACGGACCGGCCAAGTGCTGTGCCGACCCCTTGGCGTCTCCCGGGTGAGTCAGGTCGAGGACGTCCGCGAACCGCACCGCGTGCGAGACGGTGTCGTACTTCAGCATGGAGAACTCGGTGTACAGCCGGATCGCCGCGTCACCCACGCCTCGCATGACGGGCATGGGGAGCTTCCGGCCGAACTTGCTCATCCAGTAGCCCAGAAATTCTCCGGGCTCATCGGCACGCTGAAGCACAGCGTTGACGATCTTGCGGTTGATGCCGAACAGATCGGCTGCCAGACGGGAGTGAACTCCCTCGGCCGCCGCGACGATCGACGCGGAGCGCATGTTGGCTTCGTCGCGCAGCCAGGTCACGAATCCCAGGAACCAGTCGCCGTCCTCGACGGCGGCAGTGCGAGCCAGGAGAGTGAAGCGATCGTCACGGGTCTGCGCGTTCTCGTAGAACGTGTCCTCGCCGACCATGTTGGTCACGGCCAGCATGACCAGCGCCGACTTGGTGTCGCGCGTCCAGGCCTGGCCACCCTCGAAGGTGGTCGTCGGACCGGTCGTGGTGACCGGGCCGGGGGGGGGGGGGGGCGGGCCGGGCGG